TTGTAGGATTTCAGCGTGTGATAACTGCATTGCTCCATTAGCAGCTCCTTCGATGATTCTCAATTTACCTGCCATTACTTCTGTTAGGTTGAGAACCTGTTGTTTGTACATCATACTCATAGTAATAAATATTTTATATATAAAAAATGAGTGGAACATAATTGCCCCACTCATCAAATATACGAAAAATAACCCAAATTACCTAATATTAATAGATAATTTTTTTGCCTTTCTTTCATCTTTTTTATCTATGATGATAGAAAGTACCCCATTGTTGAATTTAGCTTCCGATTTAGTACCATCGTAATCTTTACCTAATTTAAAGCTAAAATCAATATCTTTAATTAAAGCAGATGCTCCATCTGGTTTGGTTGATTTAATTGTAATACGGTCTTCTGTTGCTTCCAAATTGATTTGTTTAGGGTCGTGTCCTAATACATTTACTGTTAATTCAACTTTACCATCTTCTAATTCTTTTGTAGTGTAATCAGAAAATACATTTTGTTTAGCATGGGAGAATAAATTATCCCAATCTAAAAATAAATCATCTAAATTTGATGTGTAGGTTGTTTTGCTTTTGTATGTGCTCATAATATTAAGTGTTTAAAGTTTAAATATAAAGGTTCAATTTCTATACCAAATAAAAAAAGTATGACACTTTGTCATACTTTCTACTCCTACTATTGTGAATTTCGGAAATTTTGTCGTTCTATAATGGTACTCATATAATCTGCCCAATGCATAATGTACTGAATGTTGTATCTCAAACTTTTAGAAATATCGTGCGTTTTGTAGTATTTAATATTTTCCTCATCAAACATACCATCCGTAAGTTTAATTCCAAAATACTCTTTCTCATTGTAAGTAATACCATAATGATTTAGAGTAAAGAAAGTTCTATCAGTAAGTGTCATATATGAATTATCTGAATTCATTTTGAAAGCATCACCTCTGTTTTTAATATGCCAATCAGAATCGTTCTGAATATAATGTAAATTATCTTTTGTTCCTAACTTACCTAAATCATGATGCAAAGCAGTAAATACTAACTCCTCATCAGTAAAGTCGATTTCACCACCTGCGGCAGCAAAAGTTTCTTTCATTCTTAAAGCATTCTTTGTAACATTAAAAATATGGTCAATATACCCACCAATATAAGCATTATGATAATTTACGTTTCCACTTGCTGGTGCTAATGTTAGGTTGATACCCAACTCTGATTCTGAATACATATGGAGTAATTTCTCCAATCTTTCTCCTGTAAAGTATTTGTTAATGATTCCTATGAACCTTGTGTAGTTTTGTTTTAATTCTTCTTCTGTTTTTTGTCTCATTGTTTGAAAGTTTAAATTGAATATTAAGTTGTGAAGCTGCTAAGCTGCTTTAAGCTACTATAAAAAGATACCCCAAATATACGAAAAATATTTTACTTTTCCTAATCATTTCAGAAATAAATCTTTTTTTGTTAAAATTTTGTAAAGTATTTCTACTTCCTCTTCGGTTTCTAATTCAGGCATATCTTCATCAAATAACCTAATTGTATATACCGGTTCGCCATCTTCTCCTACAAAGGCATCTGATTCCGAACTAAATAATACGGGAGCAAATTCCATTTCAGGTATTTCATCTTCATCAATATCAATTAAAGGGATTACATAGTAGTGATAGGAGTCTTCTCCATCTTCTACTTCGAGTCTGTGGCACTTCCATTTGTTGAAGCTAGACTCTGTTATAAGGGTTTGTGGAACTATAATCATATTACTAATATACGAAAAAAATGTTAAATTTACAAATTATTCTATATTAACCTTTTGGTAGAAACCAATTTATTTAAGAAATGAGCAAAGTTAAAATGACCATTAAATGAAAAATGTGTATCATTTACTAAACCGTTTGTCGCATCTTGTATAGTTTCAAATGAAGCATATACTCCGTCATCATCTTCCAAAGACCATAAATACACACATTTTACCTTGCGTTCGTTCAATAACCTATCTTTAATAAAATTAAATCTTTTAGTATGTCTATCTTTGTAAAACTGATGATTTGAAAAATGATATTGGAAATTAATTAGTGATTCTATCTTCTCATCATCCTCCTCCTTTGTTTGTTTTTTTGCATGATATATCTGTGGTTCTATATCATCCATAAATGTTTTATTCTTTTCATAGCCAGATAATATACTATACGTTCCACTTTTAAACGGAACTTCCATTCTACCATGTAGTGTCATATTAATTACTACAACATCATTTGGTTGTATAGAATCGTAATTATCTATTATACAATCTAAAATATAATCATTTGATGCCCCGTTCTTTCCTAAATTTACAACATTATAATTTAATAGTTTAGCCAAATGATTTGTCCAAATATCATCTCCATCTTTTTTGAAAGGTAAATAATTGATTTTAGTTTCAGATTCACACTCTATATTGCAACCATGTCCAAATGTCATAGAATCACCAAATGCCCAAATTGTATTCATTATATAAGTTTGTTATCTGTAATAAATATTTTTTCCATTTGCTTTTCTGCCAGGTGGCATATTCCATTTATATTTAAATTACCATAGGGTGGGTTTTCATCAAATAAATAATGTATGTTATTGAAATATAAATTTGGATATTGCTGATTTAGAGTAATAGGTGGTATGGTATTATATCTATTCAAAAAGAAATCATAATTCGAATCTATAACATCTAACACCTCTATATATGATTTATTAACTAATTGATATTGTTCCGTAGCTATAATAGATGTATTATTCAAATATTCAAAGTTAAGTTTTTTGTTTGAATATTTTTTAAAAATTTCAATAAAACTATTAACATCATTAACCAAATGTTTATAGCATATATTTAATTCTTTTGGATTTAGTATTTTAATTAACTTACTAAAATCTTCTACAATCAAATCATTATCCAAATGTATAAATGGTTTATCGATTATTGATAATACTTTTAATTTAGGATAAGACCACAACCCATCTACCTTATACCTATCATCAACATCAAACCGAATCCATTTATACTTTAAGTTGGTGTGATTAAAATAATCTATATCAGAGTATATAATTGGTTCAATATTTTGTTTATTTAGATTATCAATACTATACTTCAAATAAATTTCAGTAATATCTTTTAATCTAATTGGTAGGTATGTAAATATAACATCCATTATATTATAGATTTAGAAGATATGTTTGGTTTTTGAAAATTTTTTGAAATTAAATCTAATAGTGAATTTTTACTCTCAACCAATTCTATTAATTTAGTATGTGCCAAATCAGACCATTCTTTGCATAGGATGTAATTTTCATCAAAGTTATTCAAAAACTCAGATACAAACTCTGCAAACAACTTACCATTTGTTTTAAATTTAACAGATTCTTTATAGAACGGATGTGGTGGTAAATCTAATATTTTTTGTAGAATTTGTAATGGATATTCGTGCGTTGATATGAATGGGATACCTGCTAAAATAAATGCAAATGTTTTTTCGGAAAGATATTGTGATGCAAATTCTCTATTATCCCACGACCAACTTTCACAAAGAATTTGCATTTTGGCTTTTGGTAAAACTCTAAAAAACATATCCATATATCCTCTATGATTTTCAATCCAACTAACATCGGAAAAATCAGTATCTCCGTATATTGAGTTAGTGTGAATATTTTTTAATTGAGGTGAACGTTTTTGATAATCTGGATTTTGAAGAGCATCTGTGTGTTGTAATAATAATTTAGGTTGATTCAGCTTTCCTAATTCATTTATAATATTCACACGATTTATTTTATGATTTTTAATACTATACATTAAATCATAATCAAAATTCAACTTATTATAAATTTGCTTAAATTCATAGAACCAACGGATTGCAATTATTTCATTCCATTGGAAAATAGTATTAGTTAAAGAAAAATGTAGATTGGGATATTTACTCTCCGAACTATTTGTCAAAAACACATTATCAATTATAATATGGTGATTACCTAAATTAGAAAGCATCTGTTCTATTTCAAACCACTTTTCATCATATATAGATGCATCGTTTGTTTGAAATATCTTTTCTGTTCTAAAATAGGTGAATATCCATTTTTGATTTTTAGGAACATCTTTTAAAAGATTTTTATATATAGATAGAATCTGTTGAGTTTCTCTTTCCATATAATGCTCATCCCTATGGATATATCCAATCTTTGGGTCATTGCTTCCGTAGAAAAGAGCAGTAAAGTAATCTAATATATGGTATCCATCATCTTCAAAACTTATTTCTTGTTTGAATACTATTTCAATATCAACACCATTATATTTACATTTTACAATACCTTCACCATTTTCAATAAAGTATTCTCTATCTGTGGTATTGTGTGCTATTTTGTAAAATATAGATTTTTGATAATAATGATGTATGTATAACTTCATAACTTTTATTAGATTATATTTTTAGAATAATCAAATCTATTACCTTTCCTCAATTTATTTGAATCATTCTCATTATATATATCTTCATAGTATGTTATTGGGATATTTAATTTTTTAGATATATACACCAATTCATCATTACACTTTTGAATAAATTCAAATTCCTTATCAAAGTTTGGAGTTCTTTCCCAAAGATACGGTTCATCTGCTTTAAAACTTTTTTGTTTTTCGTTATATTGCAAATATGCCCAACTTTCGGCACAATTAATTAAATTTCTACGTGATAGTAAAATTACTTCATTAAAATTTTTAGAAAGTTCAATTAGCCAATTGATTCGATTGGATTCATTTACATACGATGGTAAATGAAATAAGATTGTTTTTAAAACTATATTGTTTAAATCGAAATTAGTTAATAACACATTCCCACCATTAAATGGTTCACACTCGTATTTTATTTTACGCTTAATAGATATATCTTTGCCCAATTCGGTAGAACCCGTTCTAGGCAAAGATATAATCAAAACATTCATAAACTACAAATGTTTAGCTTTAATTCTATTAACAATTTCTTGAACCGCAGCTGCAATTTGTGTTTTTTCTGCGGAAGAAATTGGTGCTACTATGTTTTTTATGACCGTTGTAGGTCTTTCTACTGTTGTAATTGCCATATTAATTTATTTTTTTAAATTCAACATCAATTTTATTATAATCTACTAAATATTTTCCATCTTCATTTAAAGATAAAGCAGATTCATATTCAGTCCCTATTAATTCTTGTGCTATTATACCTTCATATAATCCCTCTTCACCTATATAATTGAATTGATATATGTTAATTCCCAACGATGACTTTCCAATTAAATTTACATTTTCTTTAAATGATATATCTGATTTAAATCCACCTGTACAAAAAGGGCAGGTATATTCAAGACAATAATTTCCACAGTATGAAGATGGACACCAACAACCGTTGTGCATTATACCAAAATCACCACCATCAATATCCACTAAAAATAAATCCGATGGTTCAAAATTTAATGTATAAATTACTTTTTGAGCGTGTTCCATTTCTAGTCCGGCAATAGCAATCGTAGTTAATGCGTTTGTAGTAGAATCCGTTATTACCAACTTATCACCAACATACATTTTATTTAATTTTTCAAATCTTGTAACTAATGAGCCCGATTCTTCAATATAATATGTACAAGCTGGTGAATCAACCCATGTTCTACCATCTTCTAATGTTAATCTTATATATAAAGTATCAACCGATGTTGAAATGATTTCTTGCAAACTAGATGATGTTTGTGTTAAAGTTTCATTTGATAATTGCAGAGTGGAATCCCATCTGTAAGTCGTAATATCTGCTGTAAAATCGGCAGCGTTATAACCACCTTTATCTTCAAAATTTATAGATTTAACGTAATCACCTAATTTTATAGTATCAACATCTATCAATGAACCAGTATAATCTAATATCATACTATCATCATCGGTATGAAACTCAACTCCTTTTTGTCTACCTATTTCTTTTGTAATATATTTGTATTTACTTTTTTGATTTAGTTTAGTAGTACCGGTTAATAATTCAGTTGGAGTAAATTCAAGTGGGAGAACGGTAGATTGTTTATATCCACCCATATTGATAACATCTAAATTGCTACCATATATAATATCCATACTTCTAATAATTGAGTATCTACCTTCTACTAAATTTGTTTCATCAAATATAAATTCTTGTAATAAATAATTTGCAGGAGTTTCAGATTTTAATGCAGTTAATTCCTCATCGGTTGATAATATATGCAATTCTGGATACAATCCAGTATCATACGTTGGATATCTAGATTTTATTAAAACGTTTGGATTACTACCATTATCGGTTATTGTATTGATAGTGTCAATACCTAATGTTTCATCATTTTGATATGTATTTGGGATGTATGAAGAACCACTCATTAAAGAGAAAAATTCAAATTTATCCGCACAATAAGTATCATCTACCAATGCAGTTGTATCGTATGATTGTCTTAAAATAAATTTATGGGAAGCATCTTCAATATACGGAACTGTAACTGAACCATATGATACAATGTAATCGGTAAATGTTATATTATTTTCGGAACATTTTTGTTCTAATATTGCTTTAAATCTGTAAGGTTGGTTTCCAGGTAGATACGCAGATTGCTCCGTCCATATATAATGAAATTCAGTTATTGAATTTGATACCAACATAGTAAATAAGGCATCGTAATCCAATAGGTCTGAGCCTTCATTAAATGTTGTAGTATTTGTATTTGTTTCTAATATTTTAACATCACCATTATGTTCTAATAGGTCTGTTCCAAGAATAATTCCTTTCATAGTTTTTCTTTATATTTTATTTATAAATATACATTCAATTAAATTAATGAATTTTTATCTTTATCAGGTATTGGTTCTAAATATCCCGAATCCACATCTTCCCATTTTTTCTTTGGACATGCATTAAACGTTGTGGCAAATACTTTTTTATTTAGAGGACACCCACATGCACTACATAATTCGGACCATTTTAGACCAGTTACTATCTCAGTTCTATATTCACATCCAATACACACCCCCAATCTTTTTTCAGCTAACTCTTCTTGTTTTTTAGTTGGATTCATTGATATTTTCCAAGCTTCAAATATTTCTTTATAATTAATCATATTATATTAAAGTTTTAATTGATTTTGGTAAATCATAAAAATCATAAATACTATTATATCTTTCAATAAAATCGGAATTTAATTCCAATTTACTTTCCATGTGTTTGCTTGAATTTACATTACTTAATATAAATGGTTTTTTTGTAATATTTGAAACCCATTCTTCCATAACTTTTAAATTTTTCATATCAAACCATATAACATTTGGGTCGTTGTTATGCCAATATGAAGATGGCGTTATTAATAGGTCAATAACATTAATAATATATTGTTCTAAATCTAAGCTAATTGGAGTTCCGTAAATACCAATTGGAATTTTAATACGATTTGGTAATAAATTTTTATCTATTAAATATTCACATATAATATCCCATCTATCTTTTTTAGTTAGTAATTGTTCTGTTTTATAAAAAAATAAATCATCTAATGTAATATTTATAAAATGTTCATAAAATTCATTAGCACCTATACGTTCAAATTCAAAAAGTAGATGTTTATATAATGAATAAAATGTTTCATGCCTATCACGTTTAACTGCTATCGTTGGATAACCATATCCGAACTTTTTACCCAATTCTAGTAAAGATTCATGTCCGTGAAAAATATGGTCCATTATTATATTTTCATCTATTTTAGTGAAATCTACATTTGTATTCATAAAATTCCAACCATTTAAAGTTTGAATTTCTAAATTATGTAATATACAAGAATAATGAAATGAAGTAGAACCTCTTCTCGGTAAACTTAAATATATAAATTTATTATCTATTAACATTATATTATGGATTTTTCTTTTTTAATAAATTCAAACCCAACATTTCCAGCTAATACCACTCTATCAATTGTTGCATTTGGTGCGTTGTTTGGAGCGTGTGGCATCCAACCTGGCATTATAATTAAATCATCTTCTTCTGGTTTTATCCAATATTCTTTTTTGTTCTCACCTCTAAAATATAAAACACCGTCTTCTTCATTCATAATATCTGGCATTTGAATGTAATATACATAAGTGTAATCAGGAACAAATAAATCAAATCTTTTATTTATTTCGGTATGAGAATGGAATTTATCTACCCTTTTATTTTTTTCATATGTAAATTCAAGTTGAACCGGATTTTTAGAACGAACTACATTTACCCACGAATCGGTATTAATTCGATTGAATATATTATTATTTGATTGTGTATATAATTCTTTACACATGTTAATACCCAATTGAACAACTTCATCTAATTTGCTATTAATATTAATTTCACCAATAAAATTTATAATAGTTTTATCGTATTTTATATATCCAAATCCATCCGTTTTAGTATCAGGTTGTGATTCTATAACAGAGTAGGCTTCTTTTAAAAAAGATGACCTATCATCTAATTTATTTAATTTAGTTTTCCATAAAAAAGTAGTGTCATCGAAATATATCTTTTCCATATTATATTAATTTATTAATATTTCCACATTTACCAACTAAATCAAAATTAATTATAAATCTATCGGTTGTAGTTGGGTATTCACCATAGTGATAAATGTTACCATCAAATATAATTGCCCTTCCCTTTTTAGGAGATATTCTATTTACTATTTCAAAATCATCCAATTTAATACCTTTAAGATTACTTTGATGAGATTCTGCTGAATTTCCTTTTTTGTTGTTTAAAAAAACGGTATTACCATCGGTATCATTTATATAATAAACAATAGCAATATGGTCAACATCCATATCAATGTGTATTAGATTTTCAAAATCATAATTTTTACTTAAAGGAGTAGTCCAATTTATCTTATATCTATAATCCATTACAAATTCCAAATTAAGTTTATTGAGTAAATTTAACTTTATAGAATGTATTATATTAAGAATATTAGTATCTGTAATATCAACACCTTTTAAAACATTTGCAGGTAATTCTAATGAATCAGTACCCCCATATCCACCGGTTATGTTATGTTGATAATTCCATTTTAAATTTGAAAGTTTTACATATTCTTCTAATTTAGTTTGATATGTTTCCGAAATTATATCATCAAATATATGGTATCCATCTATCATATTAAATTTTGCTTACCTGAATTTGTTCTAACCAATGATACCCAATTTACTAATGAGTATCTAACACCATCGGTTACAGGTGTTACTCTATGCAATAATTTTGAATTAAAAATATACAACGTTCCAATTTTATTTTGAATTGGTACTAGTTCTTCTTTAATATTTTTAATTTCTAGTATACCATCGGAATATGTATCATTTAATTGAATCACCACAGAAGCAAATCTATGTGTAAATACGCTATCGGTGCTATCGGTGTGCCAATCAAAATATTCACCTTCTTTATATTCAGTAAATTGATAATCTCCTAATCCGGTAACTTCCATACCATTTATATTAAAAGTTTCTCTTAATTTGTTTTCCAACCTTTCATTTAAAAACTCTAAATCCGAAATCCAACCAACTGATGATTTTCTTCTTTTATACGGTGGGTTGGGGTTATTAGTGCTAACTTGAGCTTCTGATAATGTTAATTCTTTTTTACATTTATTTAAAATAAAATTACATTCTTCGATTGATAAGAAGTTTTCGAATATGTCTATATTATCAAAATATATCTTTTCCATATTACCACTTATTTAGAGGACAGGGTTGCTCAACATCTGAAAATATCTTCTTACCCAAAGGACAACCACATTGTCCACATACATAACCAAACACTATTGATTCCTGACGTTTCTCACATCCGGCACATATTAATAATCTTCTCTCACCCTCTTTTGATTGTTCTTCGGTTGGGTTAAAGGATGTCCACCAACTCTTAACGATGTCTTTTATATCACTCATAACACTTTTATTAAATCATTAATTCTTTGACAATTTTCGAAAAATTCATACTGTATCATTTTCTCATACATCCAATCTAACAACTCCTTATACTCTTCTTTGGGAATGGTTATATAAGCAGGAATACCTTCAAATCTGAATATAACCAATTCATCAGTTTTCTTATTAAACTTAAACACATCAATCATATCGATGATGGTTTCCATATGGTCTTTGGATAATTCGATTTTGTGGATGTAAGATTTCCAATTTAACTTGATGTAACCCTTTTCAAGTTTATGTAACGCAGAGATGTTCATTAGTAACGAAAATGTAGTTGTAGGAATATAGTAAATATACTAATAATTATCCACATTTCCAAAAAAATGAACCTTTATTTTTAGGATTATTTTGAGGGGCGGGGGTTGGGGGGAAATTCGTCAAAAAGAAAATTTGTCGTAAAGAAATATCTTTACCCTATTGATAGTATCTTCGTTTTAACCATCGTTTGATGTACCATGGTAGAAAATGGAATATTCCCCCTATAACGAAAGCAAGTACCCCCATAAGGATAAAAGGTATAGAGAGAATACCCATTACAATATTCTTAATCCAAAACCACATTAGAGCGAGTTCCATATACCAACAATACCAACGAGTAACCAAAATAGATTGAGAGCGATGTAGGCAGTGTTTCGTCTCCACCAAGCACAATAAGTAAGTATAACGGCATCGATTGTATTCACAATCCACATAGCAAGGAACGGTGTATCTTTATTCATAATAGATAGAACACCAAAGGCAAGGATTCTCATTGCTACCCCTAATCCTTCCAAAAAATTGATTTGTTTTTCATTTAACATAACTTAGTTATTTAGTTTGTTTCTCGTCTCTTAACGATTGTCTAAATTTGTCCCAACCACCTTGTTGACGGATGTAATCGGTTATACCACCCGCATCCGCAATTCTCTCTTTTAGAGATTTTTGTTGAGTCTTCAATGCATCGGTTTCCAATTTGAGAGCATCGGCAGCTTTGGTAGCCAGTTCTTCGGTTGCTTTCTTTTGAGCATCGATTGCTTTATCACCAGGTGTTTGTTGTACGGATACAGTTTCAGAACTCTTCTTAGTGTATGAGCCCTCAAAGGTTGTATCATCTTGCGCAGAAGCTACTTGGTTATCTATTTTAAGAATTCCTTTGGATTGGGGAGGAGCACCGTTATAGAAGGTTTCTCTTATCATATCGAAATCCGATTGTAGAATCTTCAATCTCTCCTTAGTTCCCATCAAAAAGGATTCTAATTTTCCTTTCTCAAACTTACCATCCTCTTGCGTTGTAGAAACGATTAGAGGTGCAACGGAGTATGCCATCGGGTCAGCTAATTTGAGGTCGTACAACTCAAAAGAATCACCGGGTCTTGTACCATCACCTAATGTATAATTAATTTGTTTGATTAGATTATTTGATACACCCTGAGTTTGTTTTCCCTCATATATGTAATCTACTGATTTAACACCTGCATTCTGATTAACGGTATCTCTCTGAGTACCTATTACTGAGAACTGAGTATTATCAATCGAAATTATGGGGATAGTCTTCCCTATCGTAACCTCTTTTGTTTTAACGGGTATCCTTCCGTTTGCTACTATATCGTAGTGTGGATTATCCGAATCGGTTATAACCTTTAAGGTTTTCTTAGAACACAAATAATCCGTACCTACTTTAACCACAATCCCATCAACATCTAATACTGCTTTGATATTATCTAACGGTAATCCTACATCGAATGTAAGGGGTTTGATTTCTCGTTGTTCTTTTGAGGTAGCAGGTGTAGGTAAAGCAGAGATTCTCCACTTACTGTTCTGCTTTGAGTACCTCTCCGGATTCTGATTTTGTTTTGTTATTTCCATTTCTTACACTATCGGGTTTGTTTACTACGTTACCCCATGCTCTGTTATAAATAGTTAATTCGGAGATTTTCTTACCATCGTACTCTCTCTTTAACTTATACAATTCTCTTTGTAAATCCTTATATCTGAGAGTATCTATTGCTCTTCCTATAACCCCATTAATCTTTAATTCGTTTCTGAACCCATTGTAAACCTTTTTATCTACCTCCTCCTTTATTTCAGTTATAGGAGATACATTCATTAAGTTTGCTACACCTATGGATACTCCAAACGTATCCGATACTTTCTCATACACTTCTGGTCTTATCATAATCCTAGCTCTTTTAGTTTTACCTCAATACCCTCAATACGTTAAATAGAGGGGGTTTTACAGTTGTAGTGTATCACACTATTATGTCAAAAAGGGTTTCCACCACAAAAATTTCGGCCCCGATATTTAAACGAGTCCGACCGGTGTATGACAACTTGTCATATTCTTAGTTACACGATATTCAGTTGTCACATTTAGCCTTTTAACTAAATATACAAATGTATAAAAAAAAGCAGAAGAGCAATGCCCTCCCGCTTTCTATACTAAAACCATTTAAAAAAACAAATTAAACCAAACACATATCTTATATACCTACTGTGTCTACTACTGTGGACTTAGGTAATATTATTTCTACTCATGTCCGAATTAGTTATTCCAACTCTCATACCCACGCGATGCTAACTCGGCAATCGCCTCGTCATAACGCTCTTCACTCACTACACCCCACCAACGGCAGTAATCCCAGTTGGTCTTATGGGGGTCGTTATGACCGTTGAACTCAGCCATAGCAACTAACAAATCACAATACTCAACAACACTCATCTCAACAATCTCTGCATTAGTCATAACTCAAAAAATCTCAGAGGAGGAACGTCCCTCACTCTATACAATAAAGATACAAAATAAATCAATACAAGTCAAGCAAATCATAAATTATTTTACTGACAATGTGTCATTCTTTTTTAAGGAAGAATAAATGATTCTATCAATGGACTCATCAGGTCTTAATAACTTCTCTAAGCGAGTCATCTCTGTACCATCACTACACACCCTACCACCGAAGTAATAGAAAGTATTAAACACTTCAATATCTGTATCGTCTAAAATTAAAAAGTCATCATTCATATTATTCAGGTTTAAAACTAATTTCAGATTTAGGTAAAGGTTCAACCTCAATCGCTCTCACACGCATACGGCAAGGGTGTTCTGTAATCATAAGGAACACAATCAGAAGGGCTGTCAATCTCTCTCTCATACAATAAAGGTACAAAAATAATCGATTCAAGTCAAGTCTTTTTTAATTTATTTTTACTGACAATGTGTCATACAGAGCTGGGGGATATATAATGAGTTTAAGAACCCGCCCTCCACTCCCACAATATACGAAATAATTCTGATATAATCAAGCCATTCAGCAATTATTTTTAACCGTTAAATAACTTCTTAGAATAATTTTTCTACTTAACATAATGTAAATTATATAACAGAACTACATCGGAATAATACAATTTCTGCTTTGTAGAAATCTTTTTATCTCGGTATGGGGGAATCTAATCGTATGAGCTGCTATGAACGTTTAGACATTTGTTTAAATATCTAATCAGGCTTGGAATAGTACAAAAGCATAGGGGTGTAGGGGTGTTACATTTGTAAATTTTGGTTACTTATGTAAATTTTTTTCTGCTTGCGAAGCATGAATGGGTGGGATGCTTAGAGTTCTCATGCCATACTTTTATCTCTTTAACCTTTCTTTGTAGTGTGTTAGTATATCATCTCTTATATTGACACACAGAATCCACCTACCACACTTTATAACCATTTTTAATGATTTTGTGTAATAGATGGATTGTGCTATACTCTCAGTAATGATTTGATATACTCTATTGCTTTGAGTGTAGATAGCAGGGAAAGTAGGGTACTGAATGGTGTATCCTTATACGGATAGGTGTCTATACTCCCTTATGTATGTACGTTATGTTATGTATCTATACTACTATCTTATATATCTTATTCTTTATTCAGGTTAGTATTTGTAGTCCTTGCTGAATTATTTTTATTATATGTGTCAGATTTGGTTTTGAATGTTAAAACGGATTATAGGATTGTGTTATATGCGTACCCGCAGATACAGACGGTAAACTAGCAATGAAATTCTGTTCGTCTATATCTCGTTTCAATTTCAATACCATATCCCCTACACATTTGATGAATCCTAATTTGGTTTTGAACATCTCCCTTTGTAATTCCCATTTGTATTTACTACCATTTGCCCCTAATAAAGTGCAGGTATAAATATCTTTATTCCATCCAAAATATGGATTATCTCTACTTACATGCAGTACCATTTTGAGTGTATGGTTTTGTTGTATATCTATTTCGTAGATATGTCCTTTGTCCTGAATATATCCTATTGTCCATCCGTCCAAATTAGGTAGTTTAGCTCCTGATATATTCTCTATGTTCTTTATCGTAAGTCGTTTATTATCTACCATGTTCCATGTGATGTTGAATGTGTCATAGCAGTACCCCATTGGGTTAGTGGTGGTAGTGGTAATTTCCAATTTTTATCCAGTTTTTCATTCAAACCTATTATCATTCCTTCTATTACTCTTTTAAATCTCTGTAAATCTTTTAGGTCAGTCAGACTTATCATATGCACTACCTTTTCCTGCAAATATTGCAATCTAATTGTCACTATCTTTTTTACCCCTATATTATTATATATGTCCTCACCAATATCATCTATTGTTGCGTAATTTCTATGGATTTTAAGTGTGAATAATCTAGGGTCAGGTGTGCCAGCATGATATAGTGTAGGTCTTACCTGGTCTACCGAAAAGATATAGAAGTTTGCATTATCATACTTCCATTTCAAATCGTATTTCATATCGTCAATTTGGATTTGACCGTTTAGTTTCTCAGGATGTGGTATTGTCAGCATCTATTATCTGTATGTTATAGTGAAAGTATTTGGGTCGTATCCTATTGCTTCCTTATCATCGTCCAAATCGGTAGAGTTACCTATTATTTTCCACAGGCAGTTTAATACACTATTCTTATCTCTTATCAACCCTTTACCTACCAACGTCCAACTTTCATTAACGGATGCACCAGGTGGTAACATACCATACGGAATGTGCAATCTATATGCATCAAATCCATTTCCACGTTTTTCTACCTCAGGCATTCTATCCAAATGCACTATTTGTGACTCAAATGTATCTCTGTTTTGGACTTCAAATATATAGGTATTCGTATTTACTTTGACATCCGATACTACCAATCTTTTACCCATAGTTCCACCTATTATATTGGTGTAACCCTGTATCGTTAGTTTGCTTGTTTCATCTACTTCGTTTGCCATTGCTTGCATTGTTGCTACTGCTTGTTTATGTGCCATATTTAGTTCGGTAGTTGCTTTTGCCAACTCCATCATCATTTCTGAATACTCCAAACCTTTCATTTCTAAAACGGTAAATATTTCTGTTCAAACCTAATAACCTCTTTCATTAGGATATTACAGAACTCTGCCATATCCCATAAGGTAGAACCATATACAAATATTGCACGAGAATAACCGTTATCTGGATTATTGATAATAACTCTATGTTTTATTTCACGTCCATCCTCGTCAGGTTCTGCCTGTTTCATCAAACTAATACGATAATCCTTAGATATATCATCTTTCTGGTAGATAGACCAATAGATGTTATCTCCACCCAACGTTGCATTAGTCCCTAAATACTTGACAACAAATGGTGCTCCATCTATTTGGAACTTAAACTCATTGAGTCTTTCAGGGTTTGTTATCTGTATTTTTTGCATTTTATTCTAAGTTTTTAACCACCCATTTATAGAATTTTTGATGTCCACTTGCCTTTAAGTGAATACCATCATCAGAATCAGTTCGGTCTATTGTATTCTCCATAGGTATTACATTGCACATCGTTATATCCTTTTGGATACGTTTCTGTAATTTGATGTATCTATTCCGGCATTTCGTTTCGATTTCGTTTGAATACATCGTTCGAACATTCACCTTTTGTGGGTTATATCCTACAACGACAATAGGTTCTGCACCCATTTCCTTTGCAATATAAACCATATTTGCTATGTTGTCAATCGTATCGTCCTCTTTAACACTACTAAATGAGTCGTTAATACCCCCGTAGATTACCACTTTGGTATAACCTGCTGAATTATCTGCGTGTTTTTTTAACTCATTTACCATCCATTTAGTCCGCTTCCCACCCTTTGAAATATTGGTGTATTTTGCGTGTAGCATTCTACTCATTTGGTGTTGCCACCCACCACTATATGCGGTTAGTGAATCACCTACAAATAGGATTTTATCGGGTTCGTTTTTGAATGAGGACAGAGTCAGTCCCAGCAATAGGAGCAGTTTTTTCATGTGTTTGAAACAGTTTAAGTTGTGATTTTAGGTGTAAAATATAGAACATTTGGAATGATACGGCAGATGCTAGTATTCCAAATACTACCCAAATTGCCGTCCATTCATCAAATTTTCTTATGATATAATCTATTTTCTTTTTCATATTTATCCAAATAATAATGTTAATATTACCTCCAATATCCAAATAGTGGCAAGAACACCACCAACATATATCAGGCAACCTATGCCAAAATCTTTAAAATCATTCAGTTTCTGATTCATTTCTAATTATATTTAAGTGCATTTGTATCAATCCTAATTCGTATCCCTCCTTACAACCCTCATACCACTCCTCAGATTTACATATCAAAAAGTGTTCGTTTGCTTGCTTTAAGGATTCGATGAATTTATTAGATTCATTCTGTATTCCGGTCATCACTTCGATGCCTAAACTTAACGGTTTTTGTTCCATTTCTTTGCTTTTCTTCTTTTTACACTACCATTTTCAAACCATTTTAGTAAGGTAATGCTGACAAATATTCCAATTACAACTCCTATTTTATATAACATATTAGCTCCAACCATCTTCCATTTTCTCATTTAGTAGTTTCATTGCTTCTTTACACAACTCCATACCTTTCAACTGATTTCCTTTCTGAATTGTATTATTCTCATATTGGTCACACCACTCAATATGGATTGCTCTCCAACTATACCCTAATACAACTCTAAATTCTTTAACAAATTCTGCCTGTTCTAATGTCATTTCTTATCAAATGTATCCAAATAATCAAACCATAAAACTATACCCACACATAGAGCAACTACTATAATTGTATCCATATATTTTAAAATTTATAAATCACATCTGTAATCAATCCCATAAACTTTTGAAAATCGGAAAATTCATCCATTTCATATCGTCTACCATCTCTACCTCCGTTTTGGCAATCAAACTCAACATATACACAACCATACTTTTTTTTCTTCATTATACGCATTTCTCCCGCATTAGTAGGTTTAGTTCTTACCCTATACAGATAGTTGTATGAATCCGAATTCTCTCCCATATATTTTATTGTAACACTATCCCCACTTAATAGAGCATAATCACTTGCCAACTTTTCAGGGTTGGATAGTTTTACAAAATTGGACTTTTCCGATGTAGGTTTTTTATCAAGCAAAGCAGATGGTCCGAGCACAGATGCCATAGCACCTAATAATGCACTAGAATCTTCATCATCTTTGAGTGCTTGTAGTAATAAATCTTGCCAATGATTTGGGTTATATACCCCGTCTTCTGTTTCCATATTGTTCTAAATATACGACAAATTTTCCACTTTTACAAGTCTATTTCCAAAATATCTGTATAACTACCACAGATAATGCTAGTGCAATACACACACTTGTTTTGATTGTTAGTGGCTCTTTGAATAGAACCCAGCTCATTATAGAGAATATAACAATACCTACTGCTTGTCCGATTAAACGACCAGGCCAGGTCTCACCGGTCACCTCATTTATAATGCCGGTAGATTTGATAAACATATAACCAATGGGTAATCCGAATAACATCATTGCTAACGGATGGTCTTTTGCCCAGGGCCATTTCACTTGTCCTTGCAATTGTATAAAAGAGATTACTTGGGCAATAATGATAATCCCTATACCGTTTAATAGTTTCATATTAGTTATGTTTCATTCCCTTACATACACCGTAACCTTGTCGTTGTGATAAACGTATAAGATTTTCAGCTACTGATTTAGGGACAATCTGAATAGTATTTCCTGTTTTGTGGTTTGTTATAGGGACACCACCAACCCTTTCGGTTGTGCTACAATTTACACAGGATTTGAACCCATATAAAGCAAATCGTAATGCGGGCATATCATACCCGCATTTTATACATCCTACCATTTCCATATTAGTACCAATCTTTTGGTTCATAATGGTCTAAATTAGCATATACTTTGATGATTTTATCACCATTTTTATATGCACTATTTAAACATTGAAAGTATTCCTCTTCACTATGTGCGGGAAAATCAATATTCCAACCTTCGGAAGTGATTACCTCAATACGGACATTTCTGTATGCCTCAATATAACCATTTAGACGTGCTGAAAGATATTCGGCTCCGGTCTTAAAGGTAAATTCAAACGCACAGAGCTCATTCATCTCTCTAATAACCTCTGCTTCCATCTCTAAACGGTCAGCAAGAACTTCAACATCATAAGAATCGTATAACATAATTTTAGATTTTAAGGTTTAACAAATAATAGAATTACAATCCCTGCTCTCTACGCAGTTGTTGTTCATGATACTCAACCTCTGAATACTCAACCACTTTTAAGTAAGGTTGGAATTTGGTTTCGTAATAACCACGTAAATTAGCAATAGAAATCATCGTATCGATGAATGACTTACGGGCATAAGCCATATCAGAAGAACCAAACCCTTGGTCCTCAGGCCAATCTTGGTAATCTTCTGCAACATCCGCAAGTGCATCGAACACTGCTTCTGGATAGGTAATAACCCTATCAACAAACTGTCCCTTAACAGGGAAAGCATTTTTAATAACACCGTAACCTTCTACAAGAGAAGCGGTTTCTAAAAGGGAACTAAGGTTAAATGGTAAGCTCATATCGGAAAGTGTTTAAAGTAGCTCAACCCGAACTACATAGTAAAAGTACGAAATTCCGCGCAAAAAAACAAGCAAAACTTTAATTATTTTTAAAATAATCCTCTGTTTTTTAACCACTCAATTGAAGCAAGCATTTTAAGGTAGAATTTCTTTGAATCTATTATATCGTTTCTGTTGATAATATCTTTCCATATCTCTTCCCAAGTTGGACTATTCTCTATCTTTTTGTAAAATTTGATACCATAGCTGATACCATATCGTGATATGCGATTTGGGTCATCAGTTATAGGGGTTCTCTTTATTCTAACTTTAATCTTTCTTACTGGCTCATCACCATAAGACCAGAAAAATGTATAGTATGGAGCTTCTGGTGATAAATGGTCTAAACCTTCACCACTCAATCCACCATCTACCAATCTATACCCACCACTTTCAAATCCGTTGATGTGATGTACATCCTTACGAGGGTTTTGTATTGTTAGCATATCTTATAAGGTAAACCAATTTAGTGCATTTACTATATTACCCATATATTTAATTTGTTCTAATACCAAAGAAGTATGGGTTTTTCTTCCTTGCTCATTAAAAAAGTAATAATGACCTATACCATTATTGTTAAACTCAACAAACCTACTTAACTCCGCTACCCTTTGGTATGGAAAAAATACGCTTCGTATGGTTATACGATATGTAGATGGTGCTTCATAAATCGAAGCCACCTCCCAATCTTGGTTTACCTTTTGGTTCTCTAATTTCTCTATGTTTTTTATAGTTAGCATTACTTTACTTTTTAGGTGGTTCTGTAAATCCCATAATGAAACCGACTATAAAAACAGTTATAAGAGGCAACCATATAGGAGCAAATACAACTATCCAAGGTATATCGATATACCATTCAAGCTTTACTATTACCAAAACTATAAATGTGAAAAGGATTAGTATCCCCAATCCCTCACCTATTACATCGTTGTTTTTTTTCATTAGGATTTACGGTTTAACTTATTTATTCTGCACCATCTATTAACAAACCAATGGATATGTACCATACATACCATAATATTGACAATTATGGTTGGATTGTTCTGAATTAAGAACCCATACCATACCCATACCAAACAAGCAACTGCGTTAGTAGTTCTAACCAATTTCTGTTTAGAGAAAGCAAATGATAGGATACTCAATCCCATTGCAACATAGCCAATTATTTCTAACATATCTATTCTTCTTCTAAATCATCTATAAAATCTAACACACCACCGTAGTAAGCAACATTGATACCGTACTCTGGCAATTCAACATTGTAGTATCCATCGTTGAAATCAGTTAATGTAACATCTAACCATACGTTTCTGATGCCATTATCTTCACAAAACTTATCAAATCCAACTGCATCTGTATTGGCAGCAATAGTTTGTAACTCAATTTTAGAAAACTTATTCATAATAGTAGGGATTAGGATTCAACAACTGTAAATTCGATAGCAGGACCGAACGGAGAGTAAGAAGGTTCTAATATCATACGAACATTCTCTCTATCTATGGAATCAAACTGAATCTCAAATTCATGAGGTTCTGTAAGATACTCACCGATTGCGGCAACGATTTCCTTTTTGGTAGCAACTGGGTACATACCGGTCTTAATGTTGTAGAAATCGTTACAATACTCAATGAACAAATGAAGGTCAGTTAAGAAAGAAACAGGTTTAAAAGCGGGAATTGGGGTTTCAGTAATCATATCGGAAAGGGGTTTAAAGTAGCTCAACCCGAACTACATAGTAAAGATACAAAATGCTTGGCAAAAAGTCAAGCATTATTTCATTTATTTTTGATAGGTTGTTGAATGATAAATCGTTTCTCCATTGGAGAATTGAGCAGTAACTCCTAATGGAGTAGTGTATTCTGCGAACACCGTTTCAACTAACTCTATCAAACGATTTTGCTCAATCTCTGCTTGTGGTAGTAAATGTTCAACAGATTCACCATACTCTTCAAAGTGTAGATGCCAATCTAAATTAACACCATCGTAGTAACCAGAACGAACAACTGCCGTAACTGTAACCACAATACCATTACCATCATTATCTTCAACATAACAGTCTAATGAACCAATGCCGGTAGATGGGTAAGAACGTAATTCGTTAGGGTCTGATTTTGTAAGTAAATTGAACTCACCTGTCTCTTTAAGACCGGATTTGATATTGTCGATTAAATCATCGTACTCATAGGTATCTTCTAATTGAACTGCGAAGATGTGAGAAGCATTAACGTTGTGAAAATTTGAAGTAGCCATAATAATTTTGTTTTAGATTTTAAGTTTTAAAGTGGGGTACTACGAACCTCACATATAATAAAGATACGAAATTCTGCTCATATATTCAAGCATTTACCCATTTATTTTTGGATATTTTTTGACAGTTAAAACCACCTTTTTTACTCTATTGTAAAGTAATTGGTCGGGATGTCTAGTTACCACAGGTAGTAAATCATCGTAAAGGTATCCATCAAATAACCCATACAACATATTCATAAGGTCGAAGCCTGTATTGTAATCAACCTCACCAATAATATCCAATATCTCTCGACGGGTTTCCGAACTCATATTGGCATGTCTATCAAATTTAACGTAACTCATAATATAGGGGGTTTAAAGATTAGAAGAAAAATGCGTTCCAAATGCGAGATGCGGGAGCGGTGTATTTCTCACCTACTCTATCCTCATTAAGAGAACCCATACTTTTCATAGATGTATAAGGGGATTTAACAACCTCCATAGTACATACATCATGGAACTCATCAAAATCAACTAACTTAGCTCTTAGGGTAGGAGAGAAGTTTTCACTACACTCTTTACCAATTACACCTTTCAACTCTTGAATGGCATTTCTACGTTCGTTCTCAAAATTAACGGTCATATTATTCATATCAGAAGTGGAGGGAGGGGATGATTCGTTGTCTCTCAACCACGTATTAAAGATACGAAATTGTGAGCAAAAAAACAAGCACTTTCTGAATTATTTTTTATTCATCTTCTATTAACCACATCAAAATCATTCCCAAACAGAACCCTACAAATAAAACACCAAGTCCTATTATACAGGTGTTAATCATTGACGTTCTTTTTTAGTATTGAGAATAGATGGGATTGATTGTGCAAGAGATAACATATTACGTTTAATCATAAACTTGTTTGATATGTTAGCATGATTTATCAACAAATCACCCAATACCTTAGTCGTAGAATGAAAAGGAGTTGCTGGAACGTCGTTTGAAATAGATAACTGATAGAACCCATGATTAGGAGTTCTACTCAATCTATAAGTAAATTCCGATAGGTGGTCTAAATACGATTTAATAACAAATACATACGCATCCTCTAACTCAAATGCTTCGGATACCGAATACCATTCATTTAAATCTTCACCAATTAAACCCTTATAATTTTCTATTTTAATCATCTCTAAAATTTATATCCAACTCCCAATCCTATGGTTGATATTTTGGAAATCTGATATTCCGTTCTAATGATTGCTCTATTATCAGGACCAAAAGAAAAATCAATACCAAACCCACCATAAGGACTATTAGATTTTTTATTTCCTTTTGTGGTAATATTATCAGCAAGTTGCCCACCCATAGAAACAAACACATTTGCATCTCTGTGGCGTGATATACTGAATAGAGGAACAAATATACCTAGATTTCTAAAAGTGCTACTAATAGTATGTATGTTTGTATTAGTAAGGTTTGTAAAGTCTTCATCACCCAAAGTCATACCACGTTTAAATTCAATACCTACTTTTCCAAAATCAATCCACCCACCAAAAATCATTGAGGGATTTTGAGAATTTGTTGTAAATCCACTCACTCCACCAATTGTGTGGATTAGTTTATGATTGTGTTTATCCTGTCCATAAGATAAGGATGATACTAATACTCCTGCAATTACTAATAATTTTTTCATAACTTTTTTGTTTATTTTTTAATTCTTTATTATGTCGTAGGTCTCATTTTATTTAACACCGTTACCATTTGGATTAAAAGCATATCCATATCTTGAATTTGATGTTTCCCAATCAATTTCGATTTTTCCTCACCTTTGATTTTACAGTATCCTATCAGCCTGTATTTAGGTTCAAAAGAAGTTGGGTCAAAGTAGGGTTGTCTATCTAAATAGATTCTATCCATGTCGCGGGTTTTGGTGTTTTGGATTCGTATATCGAACGTACGTTCATCTCTTAAAACACTAAACACCTTCCATTCCCCCATTTGTGGTAGGAATTTAGAATAGATTGTTTTACCCAATAGTTTGTCTTGATTTTTGATGTTTAACACTATCTGTTTTCGTTTGTTTTAACTCTAAATCCCCATCTACTTTCCGCCAACCATACATCACCATAACAATCCTGCCATTGGTAAACTATATTCCAACTAACATCATCTCTAAATGAGTTACCGGTTTTTCTCATTGTCCATCTACTTTTTATCCAACTCATACTACCCGTTTCTTAATATAAGGATGAAGATTAACCAACCCCACCCGTTGTAACCGTTTGAAATTAAATACATAATGGCAAATATCAAAAAGGCATCTACCCAACCGTTCTTATTTGCTTTCTCCATCTCTCGCATCTAAATGGTCTTTGATTATAGATTTGGTTGCCTTAAACAAACCCCATATGAGGATTGCAACACAAAGAAATACTACAACTAATGGATAATGTCCTAATATCCATAATACACCAAATAACCCTAATATTAATCCTATCGAAGCTAAGGTTGCAATCACATCGTTTTTATTCATCTTTCTAAATTAAATAATCAAAGCACTATCTATAAAATTTTCCTTTTTCGACTGCGATTCCCCCAACCCCCGCCCCCTTTGGGGAATCTCCGTATTTATATCAATTTTCTTTTTACTGGTTCTTCTACTATAATATTTGATATAATAGGTATCTCTTCTACAACTTGCTCAACTATTGGTTCTTCTACAACTCTTTTGTTGAACTCTTCTCCAACTTGTCCTAATTCTCCCTTTGCATCCAATTCAGCATATAACCCTCTGTTGTATATTGAGTATGGAATTCCAATTCTTTTAAATGTTTGCTCCGCTCTATCCAATCTATCCAATCTATCTTTTGGTGTATTGTATAGTGTTGCAAAATTAACACCATTTATATAGTTTAAATATTCTCCCTCTCTTATCCATCGTTTCTGTAATGGTTGATGTATAAGGAATGCTGAACAGGTTACTATTTCCTCCATACAATCTCTGAACTCTTCAATGAAGTCCATTGTTTTTTGGAAATCATCTTCTCCCTCATTTAAATATCCAATGATAAGTTGCATACCAAACAATAATGGAAATTCATATTTAGTCCCTATGTTTTCTTTATTGATTTGTCTTACATTTTCAAATATTTCCCTAACACCCTCTACATTGGTGTATTTCTTCATATGCCTCAACACCGGTTCGGATGCCGATTCAAATCCCGTAATCATTTTAGTTAAACCCGCTTTACGATATAATCTCATCGTATCCAAATCTCTCATAGGTGATGATAATCTAATATTAGCTCCTATACTAATATCTAAATCCTTTTCTACAATAGCTTCACATAGGTTCTTTAACCACTTTGGATTACCGTTGATGATACTATCATGACAGAAGAAATATCTGTGTCCTTTTGCTACCCAACTCTCAATCTCCTGCAATACAGTAGAAATGTTCTTCTGTCTAAATTCAGGTATATATTCTGGCACCGAACAGAATGAACATCTGTAAGGGCAACCCGTACTCATTGATAATGGTTTAGTATCCTGATAAACCGATTTGTAATAATAGTTTTCTTCTAATGAAGAGTAATCGGGAACTGGTAATGTATTCATATCAACATAATCACTCGTAGTGTTATGAACCCAACTACCCTCTGCTCTCCAAACTATACCTTTAATTTCGGATAAAGATTCATCACTCCAATCTGATTTTAATAAGTTTATGAATGTCAGCTCCCCATCACCTCTAACGATTGCATCTATAAAATCATAATCATCTATTCTATAATTTGAATTAGGTAATCTACCAAACTCTAAACATTCAACACCATTACCACCTATTAGGATTTTGATGTTAGGATATTTTTCCTTTATCAGTTTAGATATAGCAAGAGTAGCATCTATATTCCCATCTATAATACTAAATCCTAAAACCTTTGGGTTTGCTTTCTCAATATATCTACCTACAAACCCATATGCAATATCATATATCTCTTGATGCTCATATAATAAATGAAATTGACTTTGTTTAGAATATGTGTTAAACATATTAAAAAACTCACCTTGTTTATCTGGTGGATTTATAAAAAAGTAATCAATCACCGGGTCTACAATTGCAACTCGTATTTCAGGTGAGTATTTATCTATATAAGATTTCAATGCAACTATACCTGCATAGTATCCACTCTCATTTATATTAGGAACTTGAATTAGTAATGCATCTTGCTCTTCAATTGTTTCAAACTGAAATTGATGTTCTACTTTTAATTTGCTTCTTTCTACAAATACGTTTTGTCGCATGTATTCTAGCAAATCAACTTTTAAGTCAAATACCTCTCTGCCGTCTTCTACTTGCTCCCCTAATCTGTTTTCAGCATTAATGTTACCCATATGATTATCTAAATTTTGTATGTAAGTTGTACCGTCTTTCATAGGGAATGTACGCATCAAATGCTCTTCTCTACTCATTACTAAATAGTCTTTTTTTCAAAATTTTCATCAGGTATTGTCCAAACATGCACAGGTGTAAATTCTCCTATGTATGCTCTTAATATGTTAAACTCAACGAACTCTGCTGCCGTTTCCCAATCCCAATCGTTTTGTTTCATCAACTCCTTTTCCATTTTGTGGATGTCATATACCGCACAACCCTCTTCGGTTATACCAATGATACAATCATCCAAATCATCCCAAATATGTGCATCTGGATTGATGTCAGCAATCATCTGTCTCCTATCCATTGAGTATCTTATTTAATTGTTCTATAAACAACTCTTTTCCTTTTGAATGATTCTCTTGCCAATCATCTACATCACCACCATCACTAATAAATTTATATGCAGTAAAGTTAAACCCATATATCTTACATACCTTTGCAATTGCATATGCTTCCATATCGAATACACCTTGTGGGTTATCCTCAAACTTATCCTGCGTTCTGCACACATAACCAGTACCAAATTCAATCGTTGGTTCTTTTAATGTAGGATATACCAATTCATCAAATGGTGTTTCGTGTTGCTTACCAAATGGAGTATTCATATCTTGCTGAATGAAATATCTACAATCTGCTAATGTACCTTTTGGTAGAGTGTTAGAACCTGCTGAACCATAGTTTAGTACAACTACATCTTCTGCTACCCATCCTGCCGTTTGGAAACCAGTTATTACTTGCGTTGCTCTGATTGCAGCATTTACTTTACCTACACCTGTGTAATATACACTTACATTTGGTGGTACTAATTCTCGTGGTAATTCACTTTCTAATGCTACAAATAATATGATATGCTTACTCATCGTATTTAATTAAAGATTGCACAGGTTTTCCACCAATTAGGATTTCACCATGCAAATATGTCAAATCTATTACTACAATTGCCCCTACCACATTATATCCTGCTTCGATTAACAATTGCTCAGTTGCTCTTAAAGTTCCACCGGTTGCCAACACATCATCTACAATGATTACATCACCTGAACCTGTTTTCACCTCTAATACCTCATTACCATATTCCTTAGTGGAATCTATGTACTCAACAGGTGGTGGTAGTTTCCCCTCTTTACGGACAGGAATGAATCCTAAACCATTTAGAGCAGATGCTGCTGCACCAAATATGAATCCTCTACTTTCAATACCTGCAACACATTCAATATTGTCACCCATTTCACCAATCATTATAGATAAATCATCCAAAACCAAATTGAATGGTTGTGCACAAGATAGTAATGGGGTGATGTCCTTAAATAAGACACCCTCTGCTGGCCAATTAGGCACATCTGTAATAAAATCTTTATACTGCATATTCGTGGGTTTGTTTTGTTGGTGGGAATGCTTCTGCAAACTTAAAGTTTCGGTACTGCTCTATGAACTGACGGTTTCTTTCGTTTGTTGCCTCGTCCCATAGTGTAGATGCTTGAATGTGTTGTGCCCACTCATTGAATGACAATTCTGTCTGAAAAGTGCTATACTTTACTCTTAATGTATTTTCCATATTGCTTTTAAGTTTTAATTGTTCCACAATATACTAATTTTTTTGGAGAATTCCTAGCTTTTTTTCAAGTTTTAGTTTCTTCTTACTCAAACTTTCTAATGCGGTTTTCTGTGCCATCTTACCCATATTATTTACAGGTTCCATAGTTTCCCAATACTCTAATTTTTTCAGGATTTCTTCTAGTTCTGATTCTACTGACATACTATAAATTGTTTTGTTTTAATCTTTTACTGTTTTCTCTTTCAAGTTCGTGTGTATAATCTTCTTTCATTCCGATTATTCTATGGAAATCTTTGTATGCTTTTGGGTGATAATCTTTTAGATACGAAATGCCCAATTCGTATTCAAATAAAACATCTTCATATCTATGTTCTTTTGAATCAAAACCATCTTCCAAACTAAATATTTCCATTTGCAAACTATCAACTACATTTGTCAAAGAATCTATTGTTTTGATTTTACTTTCATAGTTTTCTTTACTTAATGCAACAACGGGCTTATCTCTTTGATTCATACTCAACCCCACTACTACTATCCCTACCACTAATATTACAAACAATGTTATTTTTAATTTTGTATTCGTATCCATATTACGCGATTTCTTTTATTTTACTGAAATTAAAACTTCTCCATCCCTCTTTCTCTACATCCCATACGGTGATGTTTTCTGAAATGATTGGATTACCATTCTCGTCCAACTTTGGATTTACTTCTCTATCCGTTTTTGGATGAAACTCCGTTGGGATTTTGGAAATCATTTTGGTGCATAACATAGTTCTATCAGAACCATCCGCTTTTGTGAATGTTACAGATACTACTTCGTTTTGTAACTTTTCAACTAACTCTAATTGTGTAACTTCTAATACCATTTTATTTGATGTTTATATATTGAATAATTTGTGCTTGTCTTATCTGGTCGTTTATAATTAATGCTTCTCTCACATAATTTGCTGCCTCATTTTGAGTTTTCAATGGTTGGTTAGATAAATCAACCCACTGTCTAATTGCCAATCCTTCAACTTTCTTTTTTGCTTGGGGGATATAATACAAAGTTCCCTCAATTTTCTTTACAACAATACGATACTTCGGTCTTGCTTCTACTGTCATTACTCCCAATAACAGTAGTAATACTACTAATTTTTTCATTTATTTAATCTTTATGTAAATTCCTCCTACTAAATATGGTTTCGGACCATCCAAACCATCTCTCATATTTATACCCGCACCTAACTTATATATGGTGTTTTCTTTCGTTTTAAGCAACGCATTTAGTCCGTACCAGTTGTTTATACCATTGAAGTTAGTTGTTAGTTCAGGTCCTAAGTAATACTCTCTAACGTTAGGCTGAACTACCTCTACTCTTTCTCTCACCAATTTAGGTTTAATATCTGCCGTAAATGTTCTACCTACTAATCTATTATGAGATACTGTATCAATCACCGTTACTTTACCCTGTCCTTTCTCCAAAACCAACACATCTGTAAATACATTCTTTGGATAGTATTGTTGTAATATTGCCACCGTGTCCAATGCAGTTGCTTTTGTTGGAACTTCTACGATTTTGTATTCAATTTTAGGAACTGGTACATTTACTTTCCTAATCTTCTCAACCGTTACAGTCTTATAAATTACTCTTGTTATAACCTTTGTAGGATATGGAATAGTTTTAGTTGCAACTACCTTTCCATCCTTATATGATTTGAATGTTAAGGTCTGACCATATGCTAACACTCCCGATAGCATAAGTAATAGTGTTATTAGTTTTTTCATTTTAATTCGATAAAGGTGCTCTTAATTTTGAATGTGATTGGTAATTTCTTATTTCAAAACAATCAGGTCTGTAAGATAATATCTTATCTTTGAATGTCTTCTCACCTAAATGTTCTTTAACCTTTGCGTGTAAATACCAATTCCGTTCTGTTATTTCTAATTTAGGTAATTTGAATGGTTCTCTACTGATTTGTTCTTTTGCCTGTTCTAAATGATTAGAATACAAATGAACATCTCCTAAATTACCAATAAGTTCGTCTGCATACATCCCCACTTCCTTTGCTACAATCTGTAATAGTAATCCGTAGGAAGCAATGTTAAACGGTAATCCTAAAAATGTATCCACACTCCTTTGATTCCACATTAAAGATATTGCTCTCTTTGGGGTTGAATCATAATACTTGTCATCAAAATCAGGTATTAGTTCATCGTTATATTCCATGCCACTCTCGTAATTCTTATTGAACCAAATTCTGTATCTTTCTTTGTTACTCAACTCTCTGGTGTAGAATTGGAATCCATAGTGGCAAGGTGGTAATACCATTTGATGCAACTCTGCTACATTCCAAGCCGATACCATCAATCTTCTACTATCTGGATTTGTTTTTAGAGAATGAACTACTTCCAAAATCTGGTCGTACCATAATGAACCTTTCTCATTACCATTCATATCCATCCAACCTTGCCACTGTCTCCATTGCTTACCATAGATTGGTCCTAAATCACCCCACTTTTTGGCAAAATCTTTATCATTTTTTATTTTACTAATAAATTCTTCTTTTGTTAAGGGAATTAATTCATCGGTATTACTAAACATCGCTTCAATATGTGGTTGTATTCCCATAATGTCACCACATCTATAACCGTCAATAATATCTTCAACCGCATTAGTATAGTTTTTAAACGCATCACCATCCCAAATGTGGCAATCGTAATCTAATAGAAATTTGATGTTGGTATCACCACGTAGAAACCATAGGAGTTCTGTAACAATTGTCTTCCAAGCCATCTTCTTTGTAGTGAGTAAAGGAAATCCCTCACTCATCTTATGTCTGATTTGTCTGCCGAATACAGATATGGTGCCAGTTCCGGTTCTATCCTGCTTCTCTACACCATTCTCTAAAATATCTTTCAGTAATGCCTGATATGATTTGTCTATATTATTCATATTTTAATTCGTAAATACTGTTTAGTGTTTTAAATTTAACATAACCCTCTCTCTGTTCTACAATTTCGGTTACAGTAGTTGTCATCCACTTATAACTGATAGATGGCTCTAACATCAAACTCATATCAACTGCGGGTTCTTCGTGCATTGCTTTACCTGTACCATTACCACTCCATTCTATCCAAGCTATCTTGTTTGCACCAATAGTTAAACCATCTCGTTCTCTGATTAGTGTATATTTGAATGTTTTACCACCATGCTCATCGCAGAACAAATCATCGGTCATACCTTCTGATATAATCTTACTACACTCATTACATAGTGTTGCTCCGATACCTCCGTTAAATTTGTGAATTGGTTTCATTATATTCTATTTTAGATTGTTTCAAAGATACGAATAATTTTCCATTTTTCCAAATAAAAAAGGGGAAACTTTCGTATCCCCTTATTTGGTTATGATTTTTTCTTATAAATTCCAATCTTCTGTTGTTCCTTTATAATCTTTTTAGCAATCTTCTTTCGATTTTGATTCTTTTCTTCTCTATGTGTCATTTTACTCTTCCGTTGGTTCGAAAATTTTGTGGTCAAATCCTGTTGGGTGCATACCACTACCATCTTCTGCTCTTACCCAAACTATTGGTACATTTAAACCATGCAATTCCTGTTGTGCTTCCACATCGGAATCCAATGCATCAAAAATACCATAATTATCTAACTCTTCATTAGTTACATATAATTTTGTAAATACACCATCTTTTGCAAGTATTAGAGGAAATTGACCTTCTGCTATTTTTGCAGTATCTTCCTCATTAAATCTTTGCTCATTATACATATTTCTAAACATGCATCCTTGTTGTTCTTCCATTTTTTAATTAGTTTATTTACATATAAATATAAAAATATTTAGGAAACAATAATAGCTTCTTCTATTAGATTTACAAAAAGATATTCTTGTGTCTGATTATGTCTTAAAATCTTATCTACACCATAGTATTCTTTCAATATAGTAGCATCATCAGAAGAGATTGTAGTCTTAAATTTGGTGTATGGGAATTTACGAACGATTTCGTATAACTCACCGTTTACATTTAATAACTCCGCTTTTCTCATAACCTATTTAACTTTAATCCATATAATCCTGAATATCTATACCATCTTCTTCATCATCTTCATAGATTTCCTCTTCTATTTCTGAAAGGTATTCATAGACTTCATCTAATAATGGGTGTTGGACATCATTATCTATTTCCTTTAATGTGTCTTTGATTTCGTTTACTATTCGTAATATTCTCTGTTTCATTGTTTTTAACTTTTTCAATAAGTATAAACAAATTACGAATTTTGACACATTGCTCGTATTCTTCTATTGATAAAAAGTAATCTAATGCTTTTTGTAAGGTAATTTCAACATCTTGCTTTCTTAAAAGAAATACTATATTGTCTAACAAATTAGAAATCATCAATGCCTGAACCTCTTCCAAATCTTCTTTAATTAGTTTTTCAGCATATCTAATCAACTCTGAAAATATAATATAATTGTTTTCTTTAACCCAACCATATAATGATTGATTGCCTAAATCTATGTGCAAAATCATTGGTTGGTTCTTCATTATATTAATTTTGTATTAGTTTCAAACGGTATATTATTTACCATTATATATAATAATTCTTTTGATAATTTTATATGTCCGTTTTCTGAAAAATGAGAGTCATCAATTTTATTTAAAGTTTCATCTCTGATTTTTTCTATATGTTCTGCAAAAAAGAATGCATTCAATTCCGTATGAAAATTGGTCCAATGTATTACTTTTTTATTTTTACATAGTTCGTTTATAAAATCTATCTTAATATTCAACTCTTCTATATATGGTAAATTACTTCTATTTATAAGAATTTCATTTATTGTATTTTCTGATAAAAAATTAAAATGTTTTAGACGATTTTCATAGTATGGGAGTATAGATTGCCACCCATTATCTTCGTTTACCATTCTAAATCTTAAACAAGATGTCCAACCAAATATAATAATATCTCCATCTTTTATTAAAGGATATGTTTTACAAAAGGTTTCGAAGATTGTATAGTTATCACACCCACATTTTCCTAAATTTTGTAAATCATAACCTAAATTTTCTGAAATGAAATCACCATAAACTTTTGGGTGGTATCCTTTAAACTTTATATATTCTTCTGCCCAATCCTGTTTTGGATTGTATCGTTCGGTTAAACTATCACCAAATGTCCAAACAGTTGACATATTAAAACAATCGTTGTAATCCTTTTGTGTTTACTCTTTTAAGTTGAATATCCATTTCAGATTTGGTAGTTACTTCTTTTACTTGCTTCTTACACCACCAATACAAATCTTCTACCGTTTTGAATCCACGTTTAGCATTCATTGCTTTCTCCCACAAATCCTTACCAAACTCTTTCTTCAAATCACCTTGCAATTTCCATAAGATTTTGTTCTCATTAGCAAATGCTTCCAACTCTAATTTGATTGCTTTGATACGTTTCATTCTACCCGCTTCCATAGCAACCTCATTACGGTTTTTGTCATCCGTACCCCTATAATTCTTATAAGCATTCTCACTAGCCACTTTGGCGGATTGCCTAGTATCCCTAGCTTCACTAAACATATAAGAATAATCAAAGTCACCATTTCGTATTTTTAATAACAGAGGTGCATCTTCTTTTAAAGGTTTGTTTACTCTTCCTTTTGTCCACCATCTATATTTGTTATAACCCATCTTCTAAATCTTCTTCGTCTTTGTTGTGTTGTGCCAATGCTTCATCAATATATTCTTCTGGTAAATTGGCAACATAATTATAAAATTCATTCTTTACTGAATTGGGGAACTTTTCCTCATCTGTATCGGCATCTTCTTCTGCATATAATTCTCCCAACTCTTTGATTACACTTCTCCAACTACTTTCACTATATTCTAGTCCAACTACAACACCTTTGAACATTTCCATAAACTCGTATAAATCTGTATCAGAATGTTCTACTTCAATTGTAACTGTCTTACCCCATTGGGTTGCACTTATTCTGCTTGGTTGTTTTTTAATATTCATAACTGTTTTGTTTTGCTATTTGTTTAGCCGTTTTATAATGTTCGTCTGTAAATTCTCTACCACCGATTGCTGCATCCATTGCTGAATAGTGTTTGGTGTGATGTTCTGATAAAGGTTTAGTAAATTGCTTTAAGTGTTTTGTTCTCGCATCCAAATAAGCAAAGAAATCTTTTTCATCCAATGTATTCAATTCGTTTGCCGTTAGTTCTCTTGTTGGGTCGTAGTGTATCATACTATTGTCTTTATTCTTAATAAATTATATATAATATTTTTGCAATCTTTTATATGAACTTCATTTGAAGTGTAATTTAGAAACAATTCGTAGTTATGTTTAACTATATGTGATACATCTTTTAAGAATTGGTCTTTTTCTTCCTTTGTTTTGTTCGCAAATTTTCGTATCTCTTGAATAATTAATTCCAATCTTTCTGAATCATTATTTACTAAATCATAACTTTCATCAATATACGGAGAAAATGTCTTAAATCCAAGTGTTTTTAAATATTCTAATGATTTAGATGGTGCTGCTAATATGAAAGGTTGTGAATGCCCTATTGGTTTCCAAATCTTCTCACTTAAATATCCTGTTGGAAATTGTGAAATACCATTTTCATCCGAATTTTCTTGAAAGAATATAGATTCGGATACTAAACTGATATACGAATTTAGGTACATATCTTTATTTTCAAATCCATATCCTGCAATTCTGGTCAAATCATCTATATCCAAAGTTCTGGATGTTGTTTTAATCAACTCAACAAATTCAGGACTTTCTTCGTAATTTTGAAAATTATCTACAATATGGTCATGATAAAATTTATTATCCCACGAAACTAAATTATTATCTATTCCTAATTTATACAATTCATTCATTAAAATTAATCTATGTAGTTTCCAATGTCTACATAAAAATAGAAAATCCTTTTTATCTTTACCAATACTTTCTTCAAATTCAGAATATGTTGCAACACTATTTACATTTCGTTGCATTTTACCAACTTGCGATTCGTGACTATCTGGTCCCCAAAATGAAAAGTTTGGGTCATTTATTGTTTTATTAAATTCTTGCGATTTAGATTGTAATGCCATATTGAAATCATATACATTATAATCAACTCCCAATTTTTTAATATTATCTTTTAATTTGAAGTCTTGAAAAACCAAATGAACTTTTTCATCCGCAATACCATTACCTCTGGTAAAATCTATAATTTTTTGGAAATTTGGAACATTTATACCCAACCCACCGTCTATGATATAATTTATTAGTAAATTACCGTGTCCATTTTTAATAGCATCCAATGCTATTTTGGACATATTATTCAATGCAAATGTATTGTAAAACTCATCATTACCAAAAAAGTTTTCTAGTGAAGCAAATGGTTCTACAATATAAAACCACGTTTCTTTTCCATGATAGTGTAAAATATCATATACTGATTTTTTAATAGCAAAATCGTTATAAAAGTTGCTATTATATAAAAACCAATGCCTATTCCATCGTTTTTGGTATCCTTCACCTGAGTTTGAGTAATAAAAATCAGATGCATTATGTATTGTAGGTAAAAATTTATGTGGCAAACAATTAGGTATTTCCCCATTGTATGTCATCACATCGTACCCAAGTATAAATTTTTTACTCAAAGTATCCATTCTTTAAATTATATATGTTATCAAACTCTTCTCTCAACATACTTGCCAAAAATGGGTCATTTAATACACCCAAAACAGTATCCACATCCATATCTGAATATTTTGGTTGGATTCGTTTGTTGATTTCTGCCAAATCTTCTTCGGTAGCAAATGGATATGGAGGTTGTTCTCTCCAATATTGTTCTTCTAATTCTTCTGTCCAACCATCGTATCCATAGTCTTCATCACCACCGATTGAACCTGTGTTTATCTGGTCTTCAAATGCTTTTTTAATAGCTCCCATAATATGTTTGTTTTATAAATCTAAATATACAAAAAATATTTCTTATTTCAAAATTATCCGTTCAATTTTTGATGTTTTATTATATTTTACCACAACTTGCATAGTATCACCTCTCATTTCCCAAATAGGAGCAATGACAGTGTTTATGCTTCCATCTACGGAGTTATAACAGGTCTTGTTGATGGTTGGTACTAATGCATCAATATTGTTGATTAGAGGTGGAAGCTGAACGATTGTGAATTGACCGGTGTATTTGTTTAGGTATGTCTTTGTGATAGTTGCTACCACATCTCCTTTGCGTAAATGCCAGTATAAGTTGTTTTCCCAATCTACTTTAACTCGTGGATTATCTGGCACCTTTCCGTTGATACGAATTGAACCAGTTAGAGTTTGTAAGTTCTGACCTGTTCGATTGTATAATTCAAAATAATAAAAACCATTCTTGTCCTTTGGTAGATTCTTAATAGCAACCAATTCAACATTTTCAGTTGGTTTAAGTAATGAATCCATAAATGGGTAATACGGATTTTCACCCGTACAACTACTTAATCCAAATAAAACCAAAAATCCAAATAGTATCCGTTTCATATTATTTCTTTCTAGTAAGTAAGTTTTTAATAACCATTAAGTAAAAAAACGGCATTACAATCAAAGTTCTTACAAATATAATCAAATTCATTAATATGTTGTATTTGTTTGGAACGGATTGTAGTTCTTTATCCACATCTCTTGCCAAAGGCAAACATAACAACAACCATACTACTGTAACTATATACCACATATCTTATTAGTCTACAAGTTCTATTCTAATTGTACCATCCTCATTAAACCACCCTTTCAATCTATACTTACCTTTGTCTACATCGGAGGCAGATTCTAAATAACCACTAATATGTGGTGCATCACCGAATCCATCCTTTTGAAGTGTTCTGAATGATATTTGTGTTTCATAAATTTTACCATTATCAAATGTAAGGTCACCATGTTCCGATTTGATAAGTTTATTAAACCCGCCAATTGTAAAGTGTCCTGCTGCTCTCAACTTACCAACTTTTTTGTCATATAAATCAGCAACTAATTGGTCTTTTGCTTTCAATAAGTTTCTTTGAGCACGAAGTTGTTTTACCTTATCTTTACTATATTCTTTACGTCTCATTATCATAGTAATTCAATTTCTGCTAATAATGCCGTTATACCATCTTCTGTCAAATACCCAACTACATCATCTGTAATCGGTGTGTCGTATGCTATTTCATCGTTTGAGTCCAATACTGCGAGTTCGAATAAACCATCTCGTCCACCATAGGTATAAGGACCTTTCACTATACTTGCCCCATATCCGTTTGGAAATTTGATACGGCATTGAATGCCCATACCATCTGGCAATTTGTTAAATATTAAATCGTTAAATGTTGTCATTTCTATAAAGTTTATTTGTGAAAAAAAGAAAAGGGGAGTAAAACTAATCACCCCCCTTTATCTACCATTACTATCACTACCACACAATAGTATCTTCATTGGAGTCATCTACATCGTTGAAGAGTTTGTCACTCTCACCTGTTTCGGTTTTGATGTATTTCTGAACCAATTGTTTCATAAAAGTTCTCTCTGAATCTAAACCTCCATCAGCAGAGAAGTAAGGTAAGATAGCAATCTCAGCAGCTTCCATTAAAGTGAAACCGTCGTAAATCAAACCGGCAGCTTCTACGTTAGTACGGGTTGATAAGATTGTTGAAATCTTACTTGCTTCCGTTTTGATTAACTCACGAGTGGTAGAAGCAATTTCTGCTAATGCATTTAGTGAGTATTCATCGGCTTCTGGATAGATAAGTTTTAACAAATCGAACTCTGAATCTTTATCTAACAAGCTCATTTCAATTGTTACGAAACGGTCCATCATCGCGCGGTCCATAATACGGGTTGAAGTGTATTCATTACCAATGTTAGCAGTTGCGATGAATGTAACACCTTCTGCTACCTTAACGATTGGAGAACCTTCTGCCTCATCTAAACGTAAGTAACGTTGTCCTGCATCCAATACCGTCATTAAGATATTCCATGCTTCTGGATGTGCTCTACTCAACTCATCTAGTAAGATGATAGAGTTAGGAGTTTTGATTGCTTTAACGAAAGCAGATTCGGAGAAGAATGTACCTCTTTGTTTATCGAAGTGAGTATTACCGATTAAGGTTGCTCTCGGGTCTTGCGTTGCTCCTAAGTTGAAGTAGAAATCAGGGCGGTTAAGTGATTTAACCAATGATTGAGCAGCTAAGGTCTTACCACAACCGGTCGGTCCTGTCATCATAATGTTCTTACCACGAACTGCTGAACGTAATAGATACTTCCACTTTAACTCATCCATAAATAAACCCTTCGGTTTGAATTCATATCCTTTGTCGTGGATGAATGATTTAAGTGCTTCGTGCGTTTCGAATGCTTCGGTCACAGATTCAGAATTAACTGTTGGTGCTTGGTGAGCAAGATTACGGAACTCATCGATTTCAACAAGTTTGTAAGTTGTTTTGCCAGATTTAGAAACATAACCACGAATGGCTTTGTTTAGGTCATGAGCCGCTTTCATACGGGTCTTAGTAATACCTGCCACTTTTGTAGCAGTTTGGTTATCAGCAGTAAGCATTGCGAACGTACGTCCTACTTTGATAACTTGGTAAATTTCGTTAGTGAAACCTACAATAACATCGGATTTTTTGGTAGTAGCCATAATGGTATGTTTAAGATTAAAAAATTTAAGGTTGAAATGGGGAGAGTTACATCACTCTCTCACATATAACAAATATACAAAATTGTGAGCAAAAAAACAAGCGTTTTGTGAAAAACTTTTAATAAAAAAGGGGATTTTTTAGGTCCCCAATCTTACCGCTTTCCGAGCTTTACTTTTTAAGAAATAATTCATTCATCGTTTTGGCTACCTGCATCATATTCTCTACATTGACACATTTGGCATCCTTTCCGTAACACTTTTGGAAGATTCTCCAATCGGATGAACTCATCATTCTTTCTTCTGAATAATCTGAAATGAAATATGATAGAGTATTGATTCCGGCATTTCTCATTTTATTTACCTGCTTTCTGGTGTGTTCTGCTGCTGCTTCTCCTTGATAGTTAATAGAGTCATCGTTAGTACCAATTGAGTAACACGGTTGCCCATCTGAGAAGTTTAAGAAATAAGAATCCATATCATTTGATGTAGGAATCAGTTGCTTCTGAATTGCTTCGAAACACAACCCTTCTGGTGTTGTATTGTTTGCTTGTAAGATACTCATATACTTACAGAACTGTCTGAATGAATTCTTACGGGAATCATGCACAACTGCAATGTAAGGTAGTGCTCTGTTACTAGCATCCGTAGAACGGATAGATACTTGCACATTAATGTTTCTTGCCATCTCGCAAGCCTTAACGATTGCCACCGTAGAAGTGATTGCCTTGCGCAACTTATCACCATGCATAGAGCCGGAGTAGTCAATTGAGATGTGTAAGTTTGCTTTCTTATATTGGTCAACTTCTTTGGTGTAGAATACATTCTCATTATCGTATCCTAATGAAGCAACCATTCTACCATCAATCTTACCTTTAACCAATCGGCTATAAACCGTTTCACGATTCTCATTACGAACTTGCAATTTTTTACCTAAAATAGTTCCTAATGTAATACCTTTGGTTACTTCTTCACGTGCCCATTCAGATGGTTTCTTAGTTTTCCAATCAATGCGAGAGAAAGGAAAGTCATCTTGTTCAAGCAATTTTTCTGTTAAGTTCTTAACTACGATACAATCCACACCTTTGGTAACTGAATATTTATGCTCATAATCATTACCAACCCTAACAACCTGTGAGTCAGAATCTGCAATGTTCTGTAATTTCTCAGCTTCTCCTTTGGAGATTTGTTTCTTCTTAACCTTGCCATCTAAGAAGTCTTTTTGCTTTTGGATTTTCTTATCCAATTGTTTCTTAGCACTAGCACTTAAAGATTCTTTACCTTTCTTAATATCAGAGGTAGAAGAAGCATCTCCATCAGAATCACCATCTGAATCAGAACCCTCGAAGTCATCACCTGCTTCCATTTGGATACCATCTCCATCATTACCTTCACCATCAGATGATTCACCATTAGAATCCGTAGTATCACTTGCTTGGCCATCACCTTTTCCGGCATCTTTACCACTATCACCACCTTTACCATCACCGATTGTAATATTATCTAAAATGATAGAAGCAACATCAATAGAAAGGTTAAATACATCTTCTGTTGATTTCAAACGGTCAATGTTTTTAAGGTCAATCAAACGATAGATTGCTCTCAAACCTTTTAGTTTAGAAAGGTCTGTTTTCTCGTTGTGTAAGTTGATGATACGGAACATATAAGATTCAATATCCTCTTCTGTGTATTCGTCTGATTCGATACCCTTTGTGATTGCTTTATCATTAAAGTAGAAATCATACATAGATGTGTAGTAATCTCTGTAACCAGGTGCTGAATTGTAAATGTAACGGTCAATACGTCTGTCTTCAATCCAATTGGTTAAAGAACCGATTAGATTTTTGATTTCATCATTTACCGCAACCTTACCACCAATCTTACCGGTAGAATAGTACATTTCACCTAAACCATCGCGGAACTTACAGTTGTTGATTGTGTATTCTATTTTAGAATCCAAATCACCACCGCTTGCCGCAACCTCTCGTTGAGCATATCGGAATGTATCGAATGCCGTATTCATTTCGGTTAATAAACCAAAATCAGATAAAACAATGTGAGAACCTTCGTGTAATGCTAAACCCACAGAAACGTCAAAGTTATTATCCACATCGGCAGATAAAATAACTCTCTCTCCATCTGTGCAGGAGTTAGATTTGGTAGCGAAAGTAACAGGAATGTTTTTCTGTGTTACGATATTCACAAAGTTAGCAACTGCTCTGCGGGTTGCTGATAATTTGTAAAGGTCATTGGTTTTCTTATATGATGCCAACTCATCTTTACCCCAATCTGAATATAAATCCAAATAATCATAGGATGAATCGTGCTCATCAAACCAATAGGAAGATGCCGATTTCTTTGAATCAGTACCCTTAAATTTGTTGAAAAAACTCATAGCTCGGAAATTTATGTTGTTTATTAATTATTCTACAATATACGAAGAAATATCCGTAATGTCAAGCATTTTACGAAATAATTGTTAAACATTTTATTAAATGTTTTTCTGCTCGTTTGTAGATTGGTTTGGAGATGTAATCGTTGTGATACATCAAGTCATTTTTGATAATCAAATCAACAATATCTTTTTTAGATGAAATTGATTTAAAACCTGAAATAGATTCTTTATCACCAAATAAGTAATTGAAATAAGAATCGTAGGAAGCACACATTTTTAAAAAAGTCATATCGGAAAGGGGTTAAAAGAGGAGAAACGTCTCTCACTCTCAATTACCTTACAATATACACAATTCCGCGCAAAAAGTCAAGCAAAACTTAAAATATATTTTTAAAAAGAAAAATCTTCTTCTGATTTCAATCCCTTCGTTGTTTTCTGCCCCTGCCCATTACCAACGACTGTAATTTTGGTAGTAGGTTGTGATTGTGTAGTTGCCAGTAAATCTCTGATTTCTTCTAACAACTTTTTGATGTCTTCGTATTGTTTTTGCTCCATTAGTTTAATAGTTTCTTAAATATGCTTTCCATTTCCGAATAGTCATTTAGATACTGCATCAGTTTATATCTATTCTGTATAGATTTTTCTAATGATTCATTATATCGTTTTTCTATTTCATCATCGGATGCACTATCCAACCACTCTGTAAATAAAGTTATACTTTGTTTTACATCCCATCTTGAATTTATGTTTTCCATAAAATCAAAATTTAATAAGTAAAACCCCATTTCTTTGAGTTGATTTAAAGTTTCATAAGAAGATACAAGAAATATTGGTTTTCCAAAAAATAATCCTTTAAATGTCTTCTCTGTAATAAATCGTTCCGTATCGTTTGCGTAATTTAATGTTTCGAATACTAAATTATAATTACAATACAAGTAATCATTTATTGCTTCAAAGTGTTTGTATTTAGGATATAACAAATCATATGCATCATTGGCAGAATCCTTTGGATTTAACATTTTAGCAATTTTAGGATTTTCATTAAGAATTTCTGTTCTCCAATTTCCCGTACCACGTGCTCTTACATAAGAAAACAACTTTGATTTTAATTTGTCATATTTTGGTAATGGTATATTTTTTACCAAATCTTCTAAATAATAATATCCTATATAATATCTGAAATATCTAAACGGAAATAGTAAATCAAAATAAAAATTAGGTTCTTTTTCTAATAAAGGTCTTTTTGAACCAGAAAGAATTAAATCGTATTCTATTTCTTTTATTCTTTTTATAAATCTAGGTTCAAATACTTCACCGTAATGCCAAATGAATACCTTTTTTATATTAGGCCAAGATATGTTCAATTGAAACAACCTATCATCAATCAATCTACTTTCTAAATCTTCTACAAATATCACACATCTGTTAAAACTTTTAAAAAATTCATTTGATTGTTTTAAAAAATCAGTTGGATGATTAAAAAAATATATCTTTGCATTTAATTTATTATGATAATATATTTGTTCATGTGAATTATCAAATGCTCTGGCATCGAATTCAGATAAATATTCTACATTTTCTTTACCAAACATACCAAGCATTATTGGTAGTTGGTTTCCATAACCTATAAATGCTATTAAATTTTCCACTACCCTATTTGATTCTTGTCATTTTCATCAAATTCACCAAACAAATCATCACCTTTATAGTCTGGATGATTCTCTTTCATATAATCAATTCCCTTTATCCACATCCAACAAAGATATGCCAAAGCTGGAAATAATATCAATCCTACTATTAATATACTTTGTATCATAATATGTTAATTTAATCCCACCAACCTCTCATATCAGAACCATTGAACCATTTATCCCAAGCAGTTCCCCATTCTTCTTTTGGTAGAGTTTTTAAATATTTTTTATAATCCAAACCAGATTGTCCTTTGAAGATATTCCATAATTCTCTCCACTCTCTATCATCTATTGTAGATGCTAATTTAAATACTTTTTTATTATGAACAGTTTCTTCCGTACTTAGGTCATTTATTAAACGATATGTTCCATTTTCCAATGGTTCAAATTCAGGTTCTCTTAAAAATAACTTCCCTAGTTCTGCTTCTGCTTGGTCAACATAGTTATCATCTAATCTATTGTTTAACAATTTAATTGCTCTACGAATCTTATTGAGTTTCTTAGCTCTGTTTAATGGTTCTTCGATTCCCTTTGATTGTAAATTCTTTTCCATAATTATCAAAGAACGACGTAACATTTCCAATGTGTATCTATAATCCCACCATTGGTGATTATACAACTCTTTACGGAATCTCCAAATGTTGCCAATAAATGTAGGTATTCCTCTTCTGAAAAATTCCCATACTTTGTATAGTTTAGTATTGTACCAAACTAATTTTTCTACACTTTCAAAAAATGTATCCTTAAATTCTACTTTCATATTTATTTTTTAAATGGAATGGTTTCCAAATCATTATTTTTATTTATGTGGTTAATTACAAAATTAGCAACATGTCTGTGTCCTAATTTAGATGGGTGGTCATCTTTATAATTATATTTATAATTACCATTGTATGCTTTTGCAGCATCACCAATGGATAATTTATTAAGTTGAATGTATTTATGCATTCCAACATATTCTCCCAAATTTACAAATTCATCTTTAAAAGAATTAATTATACTAATGGGAATGCCTTCATACCAAGGAACAAATACAAATTCTATATCAGGATTTTCATCTTTAAAATCTTTAAATTTGTTAAAAGATTCTTTAAAATAGATTTCTTCATCAACGTTTTTAACCCATTCTAATGCTTTTGCAACAGTCTGACCATCACTATTTTTATTATTTATCAAATCTATAATTTCTCTAATAGTGTTTGGGTATTCTTTTCCATCACCTGAACCGTGTAAAAATTCATCCCACCATCTCAAATATGATATTTCTAAAAATATATACTTTGTATTTTTTAATGTTTCTTTTAAACTTGGGTCTTTTTTATTTAGCATCCAAAGTGTTTCAATTGCATTACCCCCTAGTGGATGTGATTTATGAACGTAATCATCGTGAATATTATATTGAATCAAGCCCAATTCATCACATACCAATTTTGACCACCTATGTTCTTTCCAAAATGGAATATCTTCTGGTTCTCTTGGTAACGGTAACATCATACCATTTTCTTTCAACCATTTATCATCATTGTATTTATCTCTAAATTGAATTTCTAAACCTAATCCAAATGTATTAGATGCTCCTGAAAATATAGCAATGTTTCTCATATTACATTAAAAAGTTTATCTCTTTTGTATTAAAATCGTAATCAAAACTGATTGGTTTATTTTTATACTGATACTCCAAAGATACAGATGCACCATTAAATGAATACATATCTCCTAATTGTTTGTAACCGTATCCCTCATGAACGTGTCCACAAAAGTGTAGGTTTGGTTTTACTATTTGTAATCTATTGTACAAATCTTCACACCCAACTGGCAATCCACTATTGTATGCTACATCCAATACACCATACATAGGTCCATGTGTAATTACAATATCAGTATCCATTGGAATTGTACTCCAAAGTTTTTCAGATGGCTCACCCCTATCCACATTGAATGCCCAATCTCTACCGAATGTAGGAGAGCAAGGAGAACCCCAAATCTTCACACCTTCAATATCAATTGTTTCATTTTCCAAATAGAATACAGAACCTGCTAATCCTACTTCCAATATCTCACATAACCAATAAGGTTTTCCAATACCAGGTTTAGTATCGTATGCTCTCGGACCATCAAACCATTCCGATTTCTGACGGTGTAGTGCTTCCGATTCAAATGTTAAGTCGTGATTACCTGCGATGAAAACTTTGTATGTGTAATTATCCACATTGTTGAACCATTTGATAAATCGTTCTACTTCGGATTTTCTACCAATGGACGTGAAATCACCACTATGGATTAAAAGGTCTCCGCCTGGTAAATCTTCCTGTAATTTTGAGTGGTGATTGTGTGTATCACTTATGTGAGTTATTCTCATCTTCTATATAACCTAAATTTGAATATGCGATTAGTAAATTATCCAATGCAACTGATAAATGATGTTTCACATCAGGATTTGCTAATGAAATAGGGTGATTTAAAATGTGGTCATCTAAATTAACGGATGCTATATGTATTCTATCCATTAACTCTAAATATTGTGCTTCATTAGATTCCATCCGATGATTCTTTTTGTTTTTTGATGAAGTGTTTGTAGTTCATTTTATCAAACCCGTCTTCCCCATCTCTAAATAACAATTGTATTTCTCTATCCATTCCTACACCAATACCGATAAATCCAAAACCTTCACAAATCATTAGTTTGTAATACCCTCTTGGTATTTCTGTTGCAATTTCTTCAATATCAAAATCCCAAGGCATTTGGGGGTCATGGATTTCACACCATTGTTTGCTAAATTCTGCCATAATTTTTCCTTTATTAATATAAATATACGGAAAATATTTTACATTTCCAAATAGTGGCTGTGGTAGGAGGATTCGAACCATCCAAAGGGAGATTCAATAAGTAACATCCGCTGGCCAGCTTGGTGGTCTACCCCATATTACTTATCTATTTCTTTATCCCCGCCCCCGAGACAGGAGGGTGTGTCTGCCAGATTAACACACGTGCTAATCATTTTTCACCATACCACAATGTGAGGAGAGTATTGGATTCGAACCAATGGACCTGTAACAGTCAATAGTTTTCAAGACTATCGCGATAGACCAACTCTGCCAACTCTCCTTATTTTACTCTTCTTTCTGTTTTCTTTCTTCTTCTAATTCATCTAAAACTTCCTGATGGATTCTTCTTTCTTCATCCATTAGTTGTTCTAGCATTTCATAAACTTCATCTCTATATTCTTCATCTTCGTAGAACTTATATACATCCACTTCTTCATCAAGATATTCAACTGAATCATATACAGATGAAATATATGCTACACCCATTGGTTCTAAACTCTCATCTTCAAATCTGTTTTCAATTACAACATTTTCTTTTATACATATCAGTTTAGAACATAATTGTTTCAATAAAGGATTTACCGCATCCCATGCTGATGTTAGACTGATTGAAATTTCAGTATCCCACTCTCCCTCAATTTGCCCATATACCCATTTAGAACCTACATATTCATGCATCCAACCCCTATCATAATCTTCTTGTTTCCAATCCATATCAAATATACCATTGACAAGGTCTATTGTATGTGTATCTCCAATCTCATCCTTTACAGAAAAGATTCTTTGTAACTCATCAATAACTGCTTGATTACAGTTCTTAACTCTAATGTAATTCTCTACATGATTTGCCATAAGTTTAAATTTTAATTGGTGGACCAGCTTGGAATCGAACCAAGTACCTACTGATTATGAGTCAGTTGCTCTAACCGAGTGAGCTACAAGTCCAATGAGGTGCCGGTGGAGAGATTGGTTACTCACACGATGTCCTTTTCGGTTACACCACCACACTAGTATAGGTACGTCTAATGGTTGTACTTCCCATTCGTTCCGCCACACCGGCAAATATTCTTACACCACCCCTAATCAACTTTATTTTTTAGTTGTTAGTTTATTTTCTAATTTGTCTAATCTCGAATCTAATTGAGAATAAACATCTTTTTCAAAGTCATCGATTCTACGATGCGTATCAGTTATTTGAGAGTGTATTTCTCTGTAAATTTCTGATTCCAATTGCTCTATTTGTTTTCCTATTTTCCTTGACTTAACAAAAGCAATAACCGAAATTACTGATAATCCAATAATCACAACCACTGCAATCCCTAAACCGAATGATAATATGTCCATAAGTTGTTTCCTCCTATATGTCAATTAGAGATGGTGTAATGTGGAGAATATAGGATTCGAACCTACGACCTCTTGAATGCAAATCAAGCGTTCTAGCCAACTGAACTAAATCCCCATTGGTACTTCGGACTGGAATCGAACCAGCACTCTTTTACAAAAACAAGATTTTAAGTCTTGCGGGTCTACCTATTCCCCCACCGAAGCAAACTAAACCTACACTCTTGTAAGTTTAGCTCTTTTAAATTTTGTGTGTTTATCCTTTCTACTGATTAGAATATCCACACGTTTGGTAAATCGTTTATTCATCACGTCTCTTACTACATAAACACCATTGTGCTTACCGATGCCCGTAATCCTAACTCTTGTACCAAACTTGTATTTTCTTTTTAAATCTCTACTAACTGCCACAATGCGTGTAGTGTTTGGTTTGATTTTGAACCCACTTGCAGTAATTCGAGGTGTGCTATCCGTTTGCGATGCTTTCGCTGAATAGGTAGTTACTGTAACAATATCTGTTGAAAATACATTGTAACTAATTAATAAACATACAATTACTTTGTTAATCATAAATTAAATTGGATGGTTAGTGATTCGGAAAGGATTCGAACCTTTGACCTACTGCTTAGAAGGCAGTTGCTCTATCCAACTGAGCTACCGAACCATACTTTAAATGTTTTCAGATTTTGATTCTTCCAACTTTAACGGTGGATATTGTTTAATAATTTCCAATGAATCTTCTGCTGCCCACTTCTCTTTTATTTTGGCACGAACTTCAATTGTTTTAATCTGATTTTTAAGGTTGTCAATCTTATCATTAATCTTTTTAATCTTCACCCAACGGGTTGCATAATCTGTTGTTGTTACAGATTCCCATTCTATTTGCCTTTGCAAAACTTTAATTTCTTTTTTAATGTTTGCAATAGCACCTCTTTCATTTGATAATGCCGGGTCTACACCACCCAACAAAGTGTTGAAAAACAACATAATGCTTAATCCTACTTCTTTCATTTTTTATTTATTTAAATTAAACTATGGCGGTTCATACGGGATTCGAACCCGTACCACACACCGTGACAGGGTGGTATTGTGACCATTCAACCAATGAACCAAATTAAAACAAACTTTTTGTGTCCCTTCTACACATCATGACCATTACTGGTGGTTACATTTTCGCTTCGGGTTAATTACTCCCTGCTTATAGTAACTCTCTCCTGACCTGTATGACTATTCCGGTTTCAACAGGACCATTTTGGATTTCATATACCGAGGGGTTTCTCCTCAGTCGTCATTTGTTTTGAGCTTTCGATAGGACTCGAACCTACAACCTGCTGATTACAAATCAGCTGCACTACCAATTGTGCTACGAAAGCAAATATGTATCAGTTCCATACCAACCTATTAGGAACTATTAGGGTTTCTCGGACGAGGTGCACAACCCAACTGGCTATAATGTGTTTTCAGTTACTTGGCTCCCACCTGGTTTGAAGGGTATTAGTAAGTTGGGATTCGAACCCACCTCATCAATGTATGCCTACATCAATTTTCACTGCACATTTGATACATTGTACTCCGTACGGGACTCGAACCCGTAAGCTTCCACGTGAAAGGCGGATGTCCTAACCAATTAGACGAACGGAGCAATTTAATCACCACTATTTCAATGAACTTTTACAAATATACGAAAACTATTTGATAAAATCAAGTCTTTTCTCAATTTTATTTTACACCCTTACTAAATGGTCTGCTGCATAAGTTGCAATAGGACCTAATGTTTTGTATCTTACCTGATAACCCATTCCTTCAACCATACCAACTGCTTGTCTGAACACCTCATTAGATTTGTATCTTGGGTCTGGGTTCAAATCCACATCAATCCATTTTACTTTTGGAACATCTGCTTCTCTTAACTTTTCAGCAACTTCAATTGCATACCATACTTCGTTTAACAATCTGATAGAACGAGTGTATTCTTTTGGTGCAGTCCATCTGTTAAATAGAACGTGAGCACCTTTACCTGGTCTGTATAATGCAACTACAATCGCATATACAGTTCCTCTTGCAAAGTTCTGTGAATCACAACCTATAAGTATATCCACATCTTCGAATTGAGTCATATATTCTTTGATATACTCATCTAACTGAACTTTACTCCCATCACTTAATCTTTTGTAAACCATAGTATTCAAATTTAAGTATCCATAGCAGGACTCGAACCTGCAAAAAGTGGTTTCTAAGACCACCGTGTCTTCCATTCCACCATACGGACATATTCAGTAGAGAGTAAGGGGCTCGAACCCTTGCGCCGGTATAACCCGACCTATCTGTTTAGCAAACAGACCCCTTCACCAACTTGGGTAACTCTCTATTGGGGTGATTAATGGGATTCGAACCCATGCTATCAGTACCACAAACTGACGTGCTAACCACTAACACTATAAACACCATATGTTGCGAAATTAGGATTCGAACCTAAGTCTATGCCTTATGAGAGCACCGTATGAAACCAACTCTACCATTTCGCAATCTGAGTCAAGTATAGGATTCGAACCTATGTAACTGGTTTTGCAGACCAGCACCTAAACCAACTCGGTCAACCTGACATTTAATGTAGTTCCATAAGGACTCGAACCCTAACTTTTTCATCCGTAGTGAAAGGTGCTATCCAATTACACCATAGAACTATTATGCACCCCCTGAAAGATTCGAACTTTCATCTGCGGTTTTGGAGACCGATATGCTACCATTGCACCAAAGAGATAATTAATACGAACATTGTCCCCGTAGTGGATTCTAACCACATTGTTTTCACGTCTGGAACGGGGATGATTCGTATTGTAGGAATAGTAGAACTCGAATCTACAACCTTCTGCGTATCAGACAGATGCTCTAACCAGTTGAGCTATATTCCTATGTGTAGGGTAAGCAGGATTCGAACCTGCGTGCTCTTCGTCCCAAACGAAGCGAGATAAACCTAACTCCTCTACTACCCTGTGTTGTGACCCCGGTGAGACTCGAACTCACGACTCCCTCATTAAAAGTGAGGTGCTCTAACCAACTGAGCTACGAAGTCTTTTGTTTATCATACTTGTCACTTTCCATAATATAAATTGTTTAAATTGTTAAAAAATGCGGAACCTGTGGAAATCGAATCACACTCCTTTGATTTTTCAGACCAACGTACGCACCAGCTATACCAAAGTTCCAATTGTGGGAGCAGATGGATTCGAACCACCTACCCATGCGGGTTACCAGATTTACAGTCTAGCGCCTAACCAATTCGTGCATTACTCCCAATTGTAGAAGATATAGGATTCGAACCTATGACCCTTTGGATGTAAACCAAATGCTCTAACCAACTGAGCTAATCTTCTATAATGTTACCCGACCTGGACTCGAACCAGAACTAACAGAATCAAAATCTGTGATGCTAACCATTACACCATCGGGCAATATGAGCAGGTATTCGGATTCGAACCGAAATCTCCGGTTTGGAAGACCAGAGCACTAACCGTTGTGCTATACCTGCATGTCAAAGAACTCTACTGAGGGGAGGGAGAATTTCGAAATCTCGACCTATTGATTAACAGTCAATTGCTCTGCCTCTGAGCTACCACCCCTAACAACAAAAAACCCCTAACTGATTAAGTTAGGGGTTTGTTACACTATTATATTTTAGTCTTTTATCCTAAAATTATATCTGCCCCTAACTGCATTTCAATTCTCTTCGAATTAAAATCACACACGTTTGTGCCACCCCACGCCAAAGTTGGCATCGGTTGATAACTAATCGTATGTAGGTTAAGAGTTTTCATTTCTTTGTTATTTAATAATATATATGTAATTTTTTTATTTTCAGCTAAAAATGAAAGATTCGTAGGGTGGTTCTTTCTATGGAACTAGCTACATTCCGTATTTACCATCAACTAAATTCGCGTTGTTGAGATTGTTTAAGGCGAAAATCCCCTACTGAAAACCAAGCTATCCGTTATTCGATTTTTAGTTTAAGTGAAAAAATCAATTCTGCCGCTCAGGCACTTTATTGTTATAAAATCACTACGAAGTTATCTATATCGGAATCGAACCAACTTTAACCATTTAGATAAGATACGGATGAGAATACTCCATAAAACGAACCATCTTTTGTTGGATTATTGTTTCCCAACTTTTCCACCATCTTTTGGATAGTAACGATTCAATGCGGGTTATTATAGATTAACCAATCTTTGAGTTACGAACTACTCTCTTTTTACTCTACTTCTTCTATTTTGCGAACAGATTAGCACCTCGCGATGTTAGAAGCTTTTAGAAAGAATCACAGACCTCTTGCGGAGGTATCGTGGCAGGGAACAACTCCCTACTATGTACGCACCTTTCATCCGTAACTGGTGAACACTTTTGCTCTTTTTGTTTTTGAGTTTGCACGTCATTTGCAAATTGAGTTTTGGTTTGTAGATGTTTTCAAGTAGTGGTTCACCAACCTGCTCCGTTATCTTTTGAACAACAGAATACTGAACTACTCGATGTGTTATCTCTAACACCATATTTTAAGATTACTTCACTACCCACTCTTTGGTGAGATGTAGGTAAGGATGATAACGACACCACTCGTACTTCATCATACCTTTCGGTTTTAAGCAACCTTTAATATTGAATTTCGCAATGATGAGAAGAGATTAAGTTCTCACTTCTTGCAATAATTCTATGGATTATTCTTATCGGTATTCCTACCTCAACTGAACTTCTACTTAGCCCAGTCATCTAACCATTTCGCTACGGAGTTACCCTCACTACACAGGTCTAATGATATTCCACTTGCATACCCGAGCTCCTTGCGAAGCCGCAAAGTGTTTAACCAAACACTTCACTTTATCCTACTTTCGTAGTTTATTTAACGACCATATGCTGCCGATGTACACTATGTAGAACAAGTCTACTATGTGCTTATATTTTAAAGAACGTTTTAAATCTGAATTACCGAGTATCTTTCATCACCTATTGGTTTCAAATTCTTAATACAAATATACGAAACTTTTTTCGTATTTACAAGTCTTTTTACAAAAACTTTTTAATTTTTTTTAAGAGTGAGTGTATCCGGCTTTATTAACCCCCCACATTTGGGAAGTGGTCACACATTCGGTTTTATTAGATGTTGGCTTCAACACTTACTCTTAAAGGTTTTACAAATATACGAAACTTTTTTCATATATCCAAGTCTTTTTTAAAAAACTTTTTTGGTTGCGGGAGACAGAATCGAACTATCGTAGACCTGGCTTATGAGACCGGTGGGAAACCAACATCCTCCCCGCGATTTATTATGATACAAATATACGAAAAGTTTTTAACAATGTCAAGTCTTTTCTAATATTTTTTTGGTGGAGATGGTGGGATTCGAACCCACGTCCAAAGAATTAACCAATACGTTTCATTCACAAGCTTATTCAATTTTTCTAAACTGAAAAAATATAGAGTTTCTATTTTGCCATTGCCACTCTCAAATGTGGGAGATTCACTTTAATAGGTAGCACCTCCAACGAGACCTTAATAATTTGAGAGGATTCTGTTCCTAGGCACTCCTCTCAACCCCGTTACCGCTTTTCCCTTTGGGATTAGGCAGCTATTGCGTAATTATATTCGCCTTTTACTCTGTGATAGGTTTAAGGTTTCCATCTAACCTTGCTTGCATCAACTATACTTATTAAGATTCCTGTCAAAATCCAGTCATCCCCTTATTTTACTTTGTAGGAAATTCCTAATCCTAATGTAAAATCACTACCTACTAAATTACCAACTGTCCATAAGTTTAAAACACTTGATGGTCTTAATGGGTTATACATTAAAAATACGTTTGGTTTGTTACCTCCAAGTGTTGGTTGGATACCAAATCCTACAACCGCTTTATCTTCTTTCAATTGACGTAAAACACCAAACTTCATATTTTCAGAGATTGTTCCAGTAGATGTATTAACTCCCGGAGGAATCACAATACCACTTGAATTTGCAGATTTAACTTCATCGTATGGTAATCCTGCATAAAATCCCCATCCTTTTTTCATAAATCCACCTGTAATATATCCATCAGATGGTCCACCCCTACGGGTAGCGGTTATAAACCACTCTTGCGCACTTGCTGAGATACTTATTCCGAGTATCAAAGCCACTATAAACGATACTTTTTTCATTTTATTTTATTTGGTTGTCAATATTAAATATATAACTTTTTACTTTTTCGATTGTTTAACCATTACAACCGCAGTTTTATAAACAGGTGAATTCTTATCGTGCTTTAATGCAGTTTTTAATTTAATCATATTTCCTGTTTCCGGGTTCTTAACCGTTTTATCAAGAATATCTTTCGGAATTAACGATTTTAATTTCATATCATCTTTCTTTGGAGTTTCTTTTGGTTTTTCCCCTTTTTCACCAGGTTGTAAAAAAGTGAATACTTTATCACCTTTCATTTTTGTATAACCTTGTGCTACTTTGCCAGGTGTAAATTTACCAATGTTGAATTCTTCTCCTGATTTAGAATCTATAAAAGTTGCTTCACCTCTTGCTTTCGTTTCTTCATCTGCGTACAAAACACTATCTTGTTGATACTTCTTACCAAGCTCTACTGCTTTATCTTTTGGTATGTTTGGTATGAATAAAACTTTCTCTTCCGATGGTACTTTTAATTCTTCTGGACAATCTTTATATTCAATACTTTGGTTTTTACACTCTCTCCACATACCATCTGCATGGACAAACCCAAGTCCTAAATTACGCAAATCGTTCTCTAAATCTTTGTTTCTTTTTGCGTTTTCAGCAGAAGAGTTTTCTCCCCTACTTGCGGTAATTACTGCCCAACTATTTGTTTTAGGATTAGAAACGATGTGTTGGTATATTCTACCCATCGATGCTTCATCCAATTCGTATCTACCTGCCTTTATCATTACTTAATTAAATTTGCGTTCTTCAATGCTCTTGCAGTTGCTACCCATTGTATTCCAATTGGGTTATATAATCTTTGTTTAATAAAATCATCAACTGCTTTTTTAATTTCTGGTGTAAGATTATCCCCATCATTGGTATTATCTATAATACGGAAACTACCACCAAAAATAGTTTGAAATGCCCCTAAATTATGCTGACATTCTTTCCAAATTGAAGTTACTAAATCTTCTGGTAGTGTTCTACTCCGTTTTGCGTTTCTAGCTTGCGCAACTTCTAATGATGTATTTACAAATACCATATAAGTATCGTATCCTAATGATTCAGCGTGTTCTTTTTGTCTTTTAATTTTAGCAGTGTCATCACCAGTTCCATCGATAATCATACCCAATCTACCTGCCTCATAGAAACTTTTTATTTGATTGGTTATTTCTTTACCTCTTTCTCTTGGTGAGCCTGGCTTTTCAGTTATAGCATTCCATAATTCTGGATTTTCTTTTTCAATCTTACCCAAATCCTTTGGGTCAATACCATTCTTTTTTAATTGCGCTTCAAATGCGGTATCCGAATTAATAGATTTAAGGCCTGTGTATGATACATTTGATAATCCTTTACCAATACCGAACAAATCTCCCGCAACTCTTGATTTACCACTACCAGGTCCTCCTGCCAAAAATACGCATTTAAGGATACCAGGGTCATCAACTCCTTCGTTTAATACTGATGGGTTTAATAGGTCTTTTAACTTTATCATTTTTCCTTATTTAAAATAAATATTTACAATATCATGACCACCCGTAACATGAGTGATGGGAAATTTTAATAATTTTCTCATAATATCTAGTGTAAATTCGTATGCACTATATCCAGGTGATATTCTTATACTTGCAACAAAACGCTCACTTCCACCTACATAAATAGTATCGAGCTTTCCCCCAATTATACTTTCTAATTGTTTAATTTGTTTTTGGTCATTTGGATTTAATTCCGAAATAGAAATTTTTCCTTCTTTCAATAGGGATTTTAACTTTATCATAATATTATCTTGGTTTTCCAAACATCATTTTAGTGTGAATAGAACCCCCGATTTTTCTATCGTATGTTCCATCACCATTCCATTTAATTTCTTTTCCAGGTAGTGCTTTACGAACTGCTTTTTCATCCATCACAGGTTCCAACCCTTTACCCATAAATATATCTTTCATTTTACCAGAAACTTCTACATAGTATCCACCACTTTTTAACTTATCTATTTGGTGATTTACTGCTGCCGATTTACCTGCTGATGAACCATCGTGTCCTAACGCAACAAACTTCTTACCTGCTGGTTTATGTTTTGCTACCGTTGCTGCATCTACCTCATTATCTCCATCTACATCTATCACATCAAAATAATCACCCTCATCAGGTAAATCATCGGAATCTTTCACATTAGAGTGCCCACCTATTGGTGCATATGCATTTGAAATTAAATCATATATTATTTTCTTAAAACGAGATAGTTCAGAACGTAGAATTGGAGTCCACTTATTTTTTGGTATCTCAAAATAATTTTCTTTTTCTGGAAGTAAATCTTTTAACTTAATCATTCACAATTTATTTTTTATTGTAAAAACTCTTTTAATTCTTCTACTACAAATTTTTTATTTAAGTATGGAGAAGTGTGTTGCCAAAATACTGTTTTGTTTAAAAAATCAACCCAATCTTTTTTACTCCTATATCCTTTATCCCAATTTGTCATACACTCCATCCATAAAATATTTGGTATATCTTCATTATCCGATATTTCATCAAAATTATATTTTTTTATAGACCATTCAACTTGCCCACCATATTTAGTTATACCTTCTTCTTTATAAAACCAAAAATTATCAAAATCCACCATATCATATAAATATCTAATATATGGATTATTTTCAAATTGATTTTCTAAATCCGATTTCCACGTTATAGGAATAAATTTATCATAAATAACATGATGTGCTTCTGTTTCATTTGAATCGTCTGGACACCACATTGGAAACGTGTTATCATTTACATATTCTTTTGAAAAATTATTATGCATTGTAAAGCATTTATATTCTATTCCTTTTGATTTAAAATAATTTTGAACCAATAATATGTTTCGAATATATTCAATCATTCTTTCGTCTGCTGAAAATACGTGTTTAACATATTCAGTAAAATAATCAATTGATTTAACTTTTACATGAGGTGAATTATACCCAGCTGCTAATATAAAATATCCATGTTCCCCTGCATACTTTTTAGGAACATTTATAAAATCATTTATATGAGCATAATCGTTTTCATCTGCCGTTTTGATATCCTGATGTAATCCATAATTCATTTCAGTTTGTTTGTATTGTGAAATGAATGCAGAATTTCTCGACCAACCAGACCATTGAATTACTACTTTTATATCAGATGGTGATACACCATTTTTTAATAATTTATCTACTCCATATAAAATAGAATTGGCAATTACCGTATTGTCATTTGTTGGATTACCATAATTAATAACTTCATAATTAGGATATTCTTCTTTTATAAAATGAGGCCATTTCCATTGAGAAACATAATCATCCATAAAATCATATTCATTGCCAGTTAATCCAACTCTTTTAGATTGTCTAGTAAATGAACATCCAGATGTAACAATGTATTTACCCATACTATAATTTTTTCACTAAATCGTATAAATCAACTGTAAAACCAAATCCAGGTCCGTTGTAATCTCTTTCGATTTCAATAGGTAATTTTAATTGTTTTTCTATGTATTGTTGTATTCCTTTCTGAACCACCATTGGTTGTGATTGTGATATTATACTTTGCACAGTATCCGCATCTTTTGTTGTCTTTGGAATACAAGATATAACATTGTTTTTGGAAACAGATGTTTGAAACTCTACTCTATATACGTTTCTATCTACTTTAAATGCTAATATCATCGTTTATAATTGGAGTCAAATTTTTCTATAATTTTAATTGCTGCTTCACAATGTTTAACCACCTCTTTACTAAATGGTCCAATGTTTAAGATTACTTCTTTAAGATTATCCAATGCTCCTTCTCTTGCCATGTGATGTATCTTCACCTCATTTACCGATTCATCGTAATAATCAAATCGACTTAAATAATCTCGTTCTTTACGATGGTAATCATTATTGTGTCTATCCAAATATGCTTTTTTATTTTTTTTCAACCATTGAATAGCCTTTTCTTTACTACCAAATCCCTTTGTTCCGTTTTTATCTATATCATCAATCCAAAACGCATCTGCTTCATATTCGTATTCGAATGTTCCTACTTTTTTGCCATTGAAAAGGATTTCTCCTTTTTCAAGTTTCCAGGTGTCTTCGTTTAATAAGTCTTTTAGTTTCATTTGCTATATGTTAATCTCCGTAGTATCCTAAAATCTTTACAGATTTGATTTGTTTTAATTGTAATTGCCAACTTGCTTTATCAGGTGCTCCATCTCCATGAAAGAAAATATCACCAAATTGAGGACCTACTGATGCACTATACTTCTTTCCGCTGATTGGTGTTACTTCTAATTTCACATTCATTCTATCAAAGTAATCCATCATTTTATCGTCAATATCTTTTGCCGATACGGTTGCACCTTTACCTGGAAAGTTTTCTTTTAGTAAATCTTTTAACTTTATCATTTATTTATTTTCTTAGCATAGTCTGATAAAAACTTATCAGCAAATTTTTGCATTTTATCCAAATATTTAGGTTCTTTTTCACTTCTAACTCTTATTGCTCTTTTACCATCGTTAGATAATATTAAAACAACTTTACCATTCTCATGTCCTAATTTGTAATGTTTGTTAGTTAATGTACCATATGTACCAAATTCACCACCCATCTTTAACCCTAACATAACATCTGCTCTGGGTATAGCTTGTGGTGGAATATCCTTTTCAGTAACCGATGTAATAATATAATCGGGTGATTTGAATGCTTCCTTTAATAAATCTTTTAGTTTCATTATTGTATATAAGCATTTAATTCGTATTGGTTTTTCATACCATATACCTGAATGTGAAGTTGTTTTCTACTAACCTTACCATCTTTTGATAATTCGATACTGAATCTATTAGTCTTACCCTCCGATGGTTTACGAGGTCCCATTCCAATCTTTGTGAATGAATCATCATCATTTATCTCATAACCTTGCTTTTCTGCGTATTCTTTTGCCGCAGTTATAGCAGATGTATATGAATTATGATAGGTTTCATAATCTGATTTTCTCTCTTTTAATAAAGATGCTAATTTAATCATTATCTTTTCTTTTTTAGATATTTTTCGAACTGTTTTTTCAAATCATCAAAGGCATCCTTTTCATTTTTTCCATGCCCTTTTATTTGAATATCATCATCAAAAGTAGGATTTGGTGAAGGTATTTCTATATTCGCATAAACCCCGCTTGCAACTTTAAAGTATTCTACTTCATATCCGTTGATGGATTCTCCATTTTTACCAACTTTGATTGATACTTCCTTTAATAGTGATGCTAATTTAATCATTTTTAATGTTTCTTATAAATATAAATTAAAATTATAATCCAACACTTTCCCAATTAGAATTGTTGAAACCGGCATCTCTACCAACGGCAACTGCCATTGCTCTCGGTGCGTTTGGTTCTCCTTTTGAGTTGTTGTTGATTAGAATCCGTTCCTCTCTACCGATACCCATTACTAACTGATGGTAACGAATCCCTGCCACTCCCATTTGATGAACAGTAATCTCTCTCAAATGCTCAGGTCTTGCGGTTGTTAGAACGATGTAATGTCCTTCTTCATACCACTCATTGAATTTCTCTAAAACACCTGGCAACACATTTACTATGTTAGGGTTTAAATCTTCGAACCTAACTTGCTCAATTAGAGTTCCGTCTATATCGCTAAAAATCGTTTTGTAATTTTGTTCTCTTTTCATAATTTTAAATTTTATCTTTTGTTATTACCACTCTCACTACCCAGTAAAGATACGAAAAAGGCTTGGAATATCCAAGCCTTTTGATAATTATTTTTAAGTTTTTTTAAATAAATTGTAATGCTTTCTGAATATCAGAGTCTTTACAACTGTAAGTTTTAACCTTTTCAATTGCCTGCTCCAAAGATAATACACCCCACACATACTTACCGGCTTGCATATCTAACAACATTCTCTTCACATCTGGCCAAGAACCGAACGGAGCTTTGTTGTTGAAATGAACATATTTGGAATTGAAATCCAATTTAGTTCCGTTATCAGAAACACCTGGCTCACCATATTCGTAAATGTCATGCATACCATCGTAATGCCCACCACTCATTGAATTAACAAAGGAGTTTAATTCTTTGTACTCAGTAGAACCCCACTCTAACTCATCTCCGTTAGCTTTACAAGCATACAAATCAGATGAAGAACCGTTAGCAAAGGTAGATGATTTACCCCACACTAGCATATCAGGGTATTTAGCTTTTACATACTGTTTGAACAACAAAGGAACTTCTTTACGTCCGATGCTGATAAATGGTTCTGATAATGTATCTCCCCAATAAGATTTAGTTCTTAAACACTCAGATGGTAATTCAAAATTAACACCTAACCAAACAAATTTAATTTTAGATTTCATAACTTTTATATTTTAGATTTTAACAATTTTAACTCTCACTCTCAATTACCTTACAATATACAAAAAATATCAACACAAGTCAAGCTTTTTCGTAATTATTTTTTCAAAATATATTCAGCTTCTTCTGCCCAACTTTCATTCACTAAATGCCAGTAACGAACATTCAGGTCAATAATATCATAACCACCATCGTTAGGGTTGATAGTAACTACACCTTTCTTAACCAATGAACCCAAAGCACCTCTGATAATTTTGGAAGAAATACCGGTCACTTCACTCAAATCTTTTACATCCACATCGGAAAAACCAGGCTCAGCATAAAGACAACCAGTGAAAGCAGTTAAGGTTTTTGATTCTAAATCAGTCAATTTTAATTCTGTAACGTTCATATCGGAAAGGGTTAAAGAGGAGAACCATCTCTCACTCACATATAATAAAGGTACAAAATTCCGCGCAAAAAGTCAAGCAAAAGTTGAATTATTTTTTAATTATTTTTTCCGGTTTAAACTCTGTAAAGTAGTTATTATCTGTTTCATATTTACCCTCACCTTCAACTGAATATATGTTATGGTCTATTATATAACCAGGATTTTCTTTAATTCTATTGAATGTCCATGCTTTATCTTTCCAAACTATTCTGTTGTTAGGATATGCAAAGAAATTTCCATCATCCATCTTAAAAAAATGAGCACATTTATGTTCAAATGTTTCTGAAAATGATACATCTAACATACCTGCTTTGTTCTCAAATCCCCAATCTATTGTAAACATATATGTACCCTCTTTTTTAGCACCCGATGGTGTAATAAGTTCTGCTCTCAATCCACTCAGTCTGTTTCGTATTTGTACATCACAATAGTTAGAGAAACAATCCCAATATATATGTTCGGTTAATGAATAAGTTGGTGCATCCGTTTTCCAACAAAATGCGTTGATTGGTCTTCTTGTCCAATTCACACCATTCTCTAAAAATGCTTCAAATACAGGTGTCATTCCCTCCATAGATGCTACCATATGTACATCACAATTGGTAAATTCTCCGTGTCCTTTTGTATGATTGAAAAGAAATTCGTTTCTTATCATACACCTTGTAGTTGGTATATTATGATTTAAGTAAGCCATATTATTTGAATGTAAAACCTGTTAATTTTTCTATTTGGGATACTGGTACTTCGTTGTTAGCAAATCCATCCGGATTAGATAAATCGTTGTTGAATAGATATGCAGTTTTCTTACCTGCTATTTCTACTACTTTCCAACATTGAGTAGGAACGGATACTTTACCTATTTTCTTTGCTTCTCCAATTGAACCACTCCATACCTTTACCTTTGCACTTATTAATGCCCAATTACGAGTTGCCGTTTCTAATGATTTCCAATCTCCCGCATTTAATCTGTGAGTTTGTGCTACCATATTTGAAAAATAGAAACATTCATCTTGTACTTGTGGTGTTTGACAAAGATTGTCTGCTGCTGGCATTACGTGTCCTCTATCGTATCCACTCTTTACATAATCAGCACCTATGTTAGTTTCAACTGGTAATTGTGGGTCTGGTTTGAAATTATCCTTTCTTTTTAATGGGGTAGGACACCCTACCATTGCGTGAGTGGTTTCCCATTCTACCAATACAGGATATCTTTTTGATTTACTGAAATGTGTAGTGTAGTTGGTGTGTTTTATTACTACAATATCTTGTGCAAGTATTTTTGTAGTAAATGTTAGTAATAAAATTAATAAAAAATGTTTCATAAATTAGTCGTTTTGTTTCCAATAAGTATAGAATTGTATTATAAAAAGAACCTTTATCAACTTATTAGGAAAATCCTATTTTTTTGTGTTTTTTGGTATTTTTCTTATATCTATATACAAATAGTTATATAATAAACAAAAAAACACAATTATGATTCACTTATTAGTAGGCCTTATTTTAGTTTGCAGTTCTTTCGGAGCAATCATCTCTAAAACAACAACCGAATACGGTTTTAAAAAACAAAGAGAACACAACGAACCTCTTAAATTAGATTAAAGCATTAATCTTGAACCTATCAAGAAATTACTCAATATAGGTGCTCCTGGTGTAGTTGAAGTATTGATTTTATAATTGATACTCAACCCAAACCTTTTACTGATTTTATAATCAAAACTTGCACCACTCATTATCCCCAAATCTGTACTATACGAATAAGCACCTGTTTTGGTATTCCAACTTCCACCTGGAAGCATTGTGAATATTTGAGGTGATACTGTGAGTTTCTTACTTACTGGGTATGGTTTTGTCCAAAATAGAACACCCGAACTACTGATACTATATTCAGAACCACTACCACTATCTATAAATAGATTTACAACACCAACATTATATCCATATGTTCCAAATTTAGGATGTGGTATGATTACAGTTGCACCAACTAATCCCATATAGTTTCCAGATAGATACGCACCGGTTACTGAATATGAGTTGATTGATTTCAATGCCCCATCTGCAAAGTTCATTTTAGTGTATCCACCACTCAATGCAAATTGTTTTAGATTACTCCAAACCATAGAACTTAACGAATATGTTTCATCACCTGCCATAGATGAACGAGATATTCCATTTGAAAGGATTACTGCCCATTCCCCATCAGCACTTTCTGCGGTTGTTAAATCCGATGCCAATAACAAAGGATTTAAGTTTTGAGATTTCTTCTCTTCTTTCTTCTTTTCTTCTTTTTTCTCTTCCTTCTTCTCCTCTTTCTTTTCTTCTTTTTTAGATTCTTCTTTCTTCTCTTCCTTTTTAGTTTCTGATTTAGATTCTTCTTTCTTTTCCTCAGTCTTACTTTCTGATTTAGATTCGGATTTAGTTTCACTCTTCGTTTCCGATTTTGAAGATGAACTACCCTCACTTTGTGACGAAGATGATGAAGAATTACCCTCACTTTGTGACGAAGATGATGAAGAACTACTACTCGATGAAGATGATGAACTACCTCCACTTTGTGCAGGTGGTGGAGAAGAACTATTTCCACCAGATGGAGGTGGAGGAGGTGGAGTTCCTGCCGTTGGTGGTGGTGGTGGTGGAGTTGTTGGTGGTGGTGTTACAGGAGGTGGTGTTACAGGTGGTGGTGGTGGTGGTATAACCACAGAACTTGCTGCTCTGTTTGCTGCTGAACTCGCCGCAGATGAAGCTGCTGAACTTGCTGCCGAACTTGCCGCATTTGATGCCGCAGAACTTGCAGCTTGTGATGCTGCTTGGGTTGCTGCTTGCGATGCTGCTTGTTGTACTGCCTGATTTACCGTTTGTTGTACCGTTTGTTGAACTACTATATTGGTAGGACAACCTGTTGTTGAATATGCAACATATACAGTTTGCAACCACATCTGTAATGCTCCACTTTGAACTTCGGTTGGAGTAAATACTTTAACTTGATTATAGAATGAAACAACTGCATTTCCATTGACGTAAGTAGTAGTGGCAACTTTTACCTCGCCACTACACTTATCTATGAATGTTTGTGTATATGTTTGTCCGTTAGCTTTGGAAGCTAGAAATAAGATAAACAATACACTTAAAAATATTTTTAACCTTTTCAACCATCTGATATTTGTTACTTATATAAATATCATTTAGTTTCCTTTTGTTGGAAATCTTGTCCAACTATTTGTCCAAATTGGCTTTGCCAATGTTTCAATTTCAGCATTAGTTAAAGTGATTTCAGTATTACCCTCACTCAATGCTTTTGTTTTAACTAAATCAGATGTAATAATAGTAGTTACTTTACTGATAAAGTTTAATCCATTGTAAGAACCAATTTTGTTATTCTGAAACTTACTTACACCATCTTTGTAGAATTGTGCTGTCTCATTACTTTCCATTGAGAAACCACCTTTCATATATCCAATGATTGTAGAGTTATACACTTCAAATTGAGTTGCTCTTCTCCATCTCATTGCCAAATTATGGTTTGATAAAGATGCTACATCGTTTGGTCCAATTAAAATTACACCATCTAATATAGGATGTGTGAATGGTTCTGATGATGAACCTGTTCCATCATTATCACATTCTACACCATTTCCCGCATCACCATTATCTACGAATTGTGGGTCTCTTTTAGAAACTGAATTAGATACTTTACCTCTATATCCAAAATCAAAATCAAAGTCATCATCCGCAGTTCCGTATGCGTATAAGTTTTTAGGTGATACAGTTCCACCAAAGAACTCAAATGCATCATCATTAGCGTAGATAGTTTGTACATTCTCAATGATTGTACCACTACCAACCCCACCCAATGTTAGTGCGTTGATTTCAGAGTTTGGCATTGCTGCAACTCCTGCATACTCTATTCTTACATATTTTAGAACACCACTATTATCTAAATCGTTTGTTCCACCATATGCTCTACCAATACCACCTTCGATTGTTGGTTCGGATGTTCTATTGGTTTTTGCTCTACCCAATATTACAATACCACCCCAATCACCCGGTGTTTTTTCACCAACTGCTCTACCTGATGTAAATACGATTGGTTTTGCCGCAGTTCCTTCTGCTATAATTTGTGCTCCTCTTTCAATACATAAAGCACCTTTCTCACTTATATCCGATTTGATTATTGTTCCAGGTTGAATGATAAGTTTTGCACCATCGGTTACATAAACATAACCTTTTAATACCCACTCTTTGTCAGAGGTTAGGGTTGTTGTTGCTGAAATGTTCCCACTCAAAGTTGTTGATGATGGTACATTTATTGGTGTAACTTCTCCACCTAAATCTTTTGAACATCCGAAGATTGTTAAACTTGCGAATAATACTAATAATTTTTTCATAGGTTGTAATTTAGTGTTAGTGAAACTGTTGTTTCGTTATTGGTTTTAATTAATGTACGATTTGGTTTTTGGTAATACTCAAATGGTTGTCTGAATATA